ACGATGTAGGGTTCAAGGTCTTTGATAAGACGTTCAACTGCTGCTTCGTTATAGTCATCGGCAGCCTTTTGACTACCACTAATATTGGATGCATAAGTAGGCCATGTTGCATTGGTTAGAACCGCACCAGAGATACCATAAACTTCGGAGATATCTTTGTGTGTCGAAACAGCGAAACACTTGGCTTCGCAGACACGAGTGAATGGTGTGGCAGAAACATGGACTTGCACAACGCCATCCACGTTATTTAACGCTGCTGCAATCTTGCTTTGTGTGCTGCCAGTGTTCTTGAGAGCTTGACATTCATCCCAGATAATAACAACTGGATTCATGAACTTCTTCCACTCCCAGTAAAACTGTTCTTCACCGTTAACAATTTCTGATTTCTCTGTAACCCACAACTGACCAGCACGTGAACGTAACTGTTCGATGTTCAAGACTTCTACACCGTCCTTGATTCGTAGGTTAAAAGTATTCTCAAAGACACGCTTGGTTTGCTCCACAATAGAAGCGCGGGTAACATACAGGTAATTGACAATGCCCATTGTCTTACCGTAGTGGAAGTTCTGGTCAACAAGACGACGGATAAATGCACCAACCATGTAAGTCTTGCCTGTGCCAGTTGGCGAGAGAAGTAACATGGAGCGATACTTGCGAACCAATATGCCATCCAGCAATTCAGCTACCGCTTTCTTTTGGAACCAATAAAGGAACGCTTTTTCGTTAGGCGACGGTTTGAGTCCGTAATTATTTGACGAAGAAATTGCCTCGCTTGTTTCCTCACTAGAGATTTTGTTAATAGAGACGTGCTGCGTGTTATCTGTAACACTGGATACTTTGGTTGTTTCCTGCGATGGAACTTCACTAGTTTTTGTAACGACCGGCGCAATGATAGCTGCACGTTTCGCTTCACGGGTTTGTTGTTCGAATTCATTGATTAGTTTGGTCAAGAATTCTTTTAGTTCAGAAAACTTTACTTCTGTCTTTAGATGCTCTGGTGTTACGTTAGCAGGAACAGAAGTAAAGGTATAAACATCAGCCCATGTTTTGATATTGCGTATTGAATACTGAAACTTAACACGCTCACACAAGTTACTAAGTTGCTTACGCCGTTTCTTTAGTTCAGCGTCAGTGAATGATGGCAAACTGTCTAGGCTCATAAATTAACTTTCCTCCTCGAGTTCTTTTCTGTCTTGTTCCTCTGCCATAGCCTGATGCTTTGGACAGAATGGTTTCCAGTCCCAGCACTCAGCATCTTTGTCCCAAAACTTCTTGGTTGGAATGCCACAAACTAAATCGCGGCCTTTGCCGGTTAGGTCTATTACTCCATAGACACAACATTTAGCTCTGTTATCTTTTGATACTGGAATGTTTTTACGTTCGATTGGATGATATACTTGGATTAACGCCATAAAATTTGGATGGTTAAAGTTCTTCCTTCGTCTTGAGTTTGATATTAAATATTGTAAACATATCCTGCCGGTTGTCACGTATCCAACGTGTCGCAATAATGGTTGCTTGCAACTCTGTGAAATTAAGTTGTCGCAGGATAGCACGTTTAAGCTGGTCAATGTTAGCTTTCTGGAGATTGTATTCCAGCAAGAATTTCCGTGATTGTTCCTTGTGAAGACGGTGACGTTCTACTGATTGTTTCCACGCTGCCCAATTCCAAAGGACAGGCTGTGTCAGGTCAGGACATTCGTCGGAAGGAAACTGAACATAGCAAGTGTGCTGGTTATTAGTGACAGCTACAATAGCTTCTGCTCTGTCGAGCGGGATAGATTGACAGTCAATATCATTTAGATAATTGTCACTGTCAACTTGTTGAGTTTTGCCTAGAACATCATCAACGTATTTTGCTACGTCAATAAGTATCTGGCCCTGTGCAGGAAGTGGGATAGTCTTTGACATTTGTAAAGAATGGTTATAAGCTAAATGCTCCTGCTGCAATAACCAATATCACAGCAGGAGACTTTAACCGGCAACCACTTACGCCGCAACAGAAGGAACTTCCTCTTCCTCCTTTTTAGGCGTGCGTTGCTTATCTTCCCTCATTTGACGGTAAGCGCGAATGTCATCGTTGAGCTTCATCAGCGCGGGGCTGAACTTACCATCAACGATAGCTTCCTGCTTGACGCCGTCAATGACAGCATGACCCTTCTCAATCATCTGAATGGCCAGAGCCTGCAACTCGTCAATGAGGTCGTTAATCTCCTTGAGCTTCAAGCCAGCAGACGAGAAGTCAGTGAGATACTTCGCGAACAACGCTTCATCAAAGCGACCGTCAGCGTCAATGCTGTCAGCAGCAATGGACTGAGCGGTAGACTTGAGAGCCTTGCGCACGATGTTGATGAGGTTGCCATCACCCAACCACTTGAACACCTTATCCTTGTTCTCAAGGGTCAAATCAATCGCCGGATAGAAGGTGTTCGCTTTGTCACCTTTCAGACGCTTGAACGGGATGATTTCATTTGACAGAGTCACATCGTTACGAGTGACGCTGATGTTATATTGGCGAGCAATCGGCTCTTGTTTAGTATTTTCGGACATAACTTACTTTGCTTTCTACGTTTGTTTTGTTTGTGTTGGACAGCAATGCCTAGACAGACCAAACAAGTTCCTCAAGAACTTAAACAACTATCTAGCTTGCTGTTTTCATTTGCACGCGTGCAGTTGTGGCTTACTCGACCACTACTTACTTGCAAACAAAGTGTGCTTCTGCTTCCGCAGAGGGAGATTCTATATAGCAATTTCCATGCCAACAAACATTATACTACTAAAGTATAATGGAAGTATAATGGTTGGTTACATCAAATAGTAACTGGCTCCTGCTTCGTTGACCACGTGACAGTATCACCATCATCTGCAACCAGTTGCCCGTTCTGGAATTCATCTTGTAAACTACCTATGACTTTTCCCAGAAGTGCTGGCGCAGATTGAACGGATAATACTTCCACTTTAATGGTTAGTATTACTTTGGTTGCTTTCATATTAGTCCTTCCTCGCATCGGGGTTATGCTGCCGCGCCTCTAGTTCAACAGCAACTTGAATTGCTAGCATGGATGGAGTCAGTTGCGCTGCCACAAGTTTAGCGGCTAAGCGTTGTAGAGAATGTTGAGCGGCATACTTCTTGAGTTCCGGTTTGTCCTCAATGTCACGCAATAGTTGTTCGTTACGTCGTGATGCCAGAGTAGCTCGTTGTTCAAGAGTGCCTCTTAGTTTAGCTTGTTCCATAGTGTTAGTCTTTCGTTAGGTTTGGCCAGAATACTTTGGCTTGCATTTCGGTGATGGGTTGAATAGGATTGTCCGGTTTGTTACCAATAAAGAATGAAGCTCTTGCAAAGCTATGACCATAGCTATGACCACAGCGTTCATTGGCTGTTGCACTAGCACGAAAGAATTCACCCTGCTTCTGATAGAGCATTTGTGACTCCGCCAACGGTTGTCCATAGTTCTCGACGAACCACTTCTGTTTAGTTATCTTGGATTTCATGGCAGGTAGTGTTGTTAGAGTTAAACGGAAACCACTCTGTTGCTGGCCCATCGTTAGGGCTAGTGCGACAAAGAAATCCATGTGAACCTTCTTCTACAATAGGAAGGATAAATGGTTCTTTGCCAAGCATGTTGATGAAGGCTTTTCTTGTTTTCATAGTTGTTCTATTTCATTGGTTTGTTTGTTGCGTGACTGGAAAACTGTCCATTCTTCTTGGTAGGTCTTTGCCAGAAATTTCATTTTGCGCTGTGCGTCGTTAAAGAGAACCATATCTGGTTCGTCTAAATGACCATGTTGCTTTGCCATCTTGTTCAAGTATTTTGCAACTTGAACATTAATGGTTAACATTTCTCGGACTATTGTTCTGTTAATTTTCATATCTCAATTCCTTTCACTTTGCACAGGGCAATGACGCGTTGTTGCCATGTGGCGTGATATTGTTTGTAGTAGTTCTGTGTGGTCAGATATGTATTAAGCATATCATTATAGTGTAGAGCCTGAAGTTCAGGGAGTGTCTCCTCCATTAACCAGCAAAGATGCAAGAGTTCGGTGTCGAGAACAGGTGCAGAAATTTTACCACCAAGTGATTCATTCCAACAAAGAGTTTCTTTGTTTGGTGTTGTTATTCGGACAAATTGTTCTGTCAGATAGCTGTCGCGCATTGTTACTTTCTCCGGCAACATCTTCGCCAGAGCTTGTTTCAGTTGGGTGTTAGTGTAGGAGTATTTATAAATTTCAATCATACGTTTTACATGCTTATCGTAGTTTGGTTGTTCGCTTCTTTCTTTTATACAGGCCACACATAAGGTAGATTGTTAGGTTCAGTCCAGCCGAATTGACCATAGTGAATAGGGTCTTTTCGTAGGAGGTTAGAGCGGTGACTAGCGTGGAAAGCAGAGTTGCCTAACCAAGTTGGTTTTCTGTAATAGACGATGTCAAATTCATCCAATAATACTACCATTTTACCGTAACAAGTATCCTTATATCCTCTTTTTAACCATTCGGCACATATCGCTTTTCCGTAATTTAATAATGGGCGTTTGTAGATACACCACATTTCAACCGCAGGGTGATTCTGCCAACCATAAGTTTCATCACTTAACGCTTTAAGTATCTGCAAACACTCAACTCGTTGTTTGCCAAGACGTTTGTTGTCAAGACAGGCTGCACTAGCAGCGAAGTCAGGATAGGGAAGGAAAGTTTGCATTATTTAAGTGTTGTTACAATGGGAAATTTGAAAAGATACTAGGTAATCTTTGGTGTCATTGGAGAATATTCTCCTCGATTACTCAATTACCTAGTATCCAAAATTGGTGGCAACATCTGTTACAATGACAGGACTCAAGTGATTAAGTTGAATATATTCCTGTCAAACTGAACATCTGCTTCATACTAACAAAACAAGCCAATCAAGCCTGCGATGAGTGTTAGTTAAGTGCAATCGGATTACGATTGGTTGCCATCCTGCAAATTGGTTAATCTCTGACGAAATGTGTCGTTAATTTAGTCCCACTAGATGCGTAGCTTTGCTCTTTACGCTGTTCTGGGAGACGTTGTTCTGGCGGAGTTATTGCTTCTAACTGGGTAAGAGAGTAGAAGTTAATGGTCTTACCGTTTACAACGCGTTGTTCAGGCTGCAAATTTAGTTTTGCCATAATGACGTTATTTAGGAATGTTCAGGATTCTAACCATGTTTACTTTCCAGTTAATGTTACCTTGTTTGTCTGCCGAGGATGGACAATATCTATCCGCAAGAAAATAGATGAAAGTTCGGTCAATTGTGTGTAGTTTGTAGTCGTGTAAAGCGTGTTTAATAGTATTGATACAAGCTTGGCGAGGAGTTGTGTGTTGAAAGTGCTGTAAGATACCGTATGGATGGACTGTGTTAGTTCCGCCCTCAACTTTCCAGATGACATTCGCGATATTGTCAATGGTTATCATGTTATATTGGGATTATACATAGCAAGTTTCATGCCAACCAATGTCAATGTTTCCAGAACTCGGAAGTTATATGTTGCCAATGGTATGAAACATGACCAGAAAGCAGAATACAGCATAGGTGTAATAGACAACGACCAAGACGATGGGAAGCTAGAAATGTTTGCATAGTATTACTCCTTTGTGATGTTAAACTTGAAAATGTTGGTAATAGTAGTGGTTAAGATGGTTGCACTGGTTAGACTGACCACTGGTTCGCTCCGCGCTTCGCGCTCCGCTAGCCTTCTCGGTTTGAACTTAACGCGAAAGAAATGTGATAACTGCTTCTGTCTTTTCCCAACCGGAAGCATCACAATAACCTTCGTAGTAACTGCGGATTTGTAGTAAGCGTTCGACACGCTGTTCAGGTGTTGTTGCGAAATTGTTAAACTCCAGTGCTGCATCATGCATTGTGGCGCGATTCAGCGAGTCTGGAGTACTGTGAGGGATTCTTTTTGGCATAATAGTTTGTTAGTTAGGCTACCTGTGCCGCTTTAACCCATCCCGGTTTATTAAATACGCGTTCCAGTCCTACTTCAGAAGTTACTCTGGAATCTTTATAAACTTTTCCTACTGTTGGATGTTTTGCACTACGTCTGCTAGTAACTGACGAACGGAAACTATTAAACCGCTGTCTGCCTAGTTCCCATCTTCGTAACTGGGTAAATTCGTGAGTGGTCATGTGATTTGTTGCCTGTTTTCTGGTTGATTTGTTGGTTAAGTGTGTGGGAAAGTTAAAGATTATACTAACGGAGTATAACTATAAATTATATTTATTATTATATACATATATGAATATAAATATATATATTATATATTATATAGGGTATATATAATGGAGGCTAAAACATAGCTCATGACAAAAAAGTATAATATCTAGTATAACTTACACTTATACCTGACTTATATAATGCCACTTCTAGAAGGGGAGAAGGTGGCACAAATGTGAGTTAGAGGCTGAAAACGAGTCTTCCGTAAGAACAGAGCCAATGAAGGCTACTTAACGGAGTATGGTGGTATAATGGGAAGTATAACCTTGTTAGCAGAGCATGGTGCCTTCTTAAGGGTTAATGAGCTACTTAACAGCATAAGAATTAGCGAGTAAAATATCCAGTAAAATACAGTATAGTAGAAGTATAACACTGGTCGCTTGTTCTGGCAACTGGGATATAACCACGATATAACCATGGAGAGAAGATGGCCGGTAGTAAGTCAGATTTTCCTATTCCTACTACCGGCCACTTTGATTCTTTGCATAACACTTATTGGGAGAAGTTTCGTGCAGAGAGGGAAGCAGAGTTAATAGTCTCTACTTTCAGTCCGTGGACATTCACCACGGCAACGACTCATCCTTATTCTTCTTTTATTTGAGGGTCAACTAACCATCTTGAAGCGTGCAGCCAGAAGCGCACCACTGGTCAAGCGTTGGCATTTAATAATTGCCTTGGACGTTACTGTCGGCATACGTCTAATCATACCCTATTTTTGCTCAGTCTCTAGGCGGTTTGCTTGCTCTAGAGTGGGACTTGCTATTGAGACGGACTTTGATTGCACCTGATATTACTACCAGTTCTCGCGATTAAGCAACCGCAGTTTCTCCTAATGGATTGTGGAAAATGAAAAGGAGAGTGTCCCAACCCATGTTTCAGGATTAGGACACTCTTGTTTGCTAATCGGCAACTTCAAACAAGTCAATGACTTTGGTGGTTTCTTCATCAAACGCCCATTTGGTTTGATTGCGGCTGAAGCCAAACTTACCGGCTTCATTCGCATAGGCCATAACGCGCATGAGCGTCAAAGCGTTCGTGACAGACACTTTCGCTTTCGCAGCCTCGGACAACGTAACCTTGCCGTCTTTCGACAAGGCTTTGCCGATTTTGCTGGCAGCAATAGTGCCATTCATTGCAGCACCAAAATCAGAGCCAATCTGCCGCGCCAACTTTTCGGCGGAAGCATCATTGAATCCAAAGATGATTTTCGCATCTTTGAATGACTCGGACATGAGCGGGCTGTAACGCCCACCGCCGAAGTCAATGGCTTTGGTTGCTTGTTTGTTCGTCGCGGATTGTTCGATTGTCGTATTCATAATGAGTTGTCAATGGTTAGCAATTTCAGTGTGGTATTCCACACCGTTCGCAGACACTTTAAGAGCGCCCACAAATTTGTGATTTGACAACTAGACAAGGAACGTGTTAGACTTCGCAAGTGATATGACTACCACCGCCCATCCAACCGCAAACTTTCAAAGAACTGCCTACATATACAATCATAAGTGTTACTTATTAGTTAGTGCAGTAACACTTCTAATTCCTTTACCATGCCACTTTGCCCTAGTATTATCAGTGTTACTACTTCAAAAGGTGAGCTTAACTTTGGGGGAAAAGTGGAATGACCCAGAAACGAACCCGAATTCACATACTACCCTTCTCTTACAATTTTCCCCACCCACAACTTTTCTCCTAATATAACTCTATTTCCCTCTGGCATACTTCTTGCTAACTAACATAGGTATGAGCGAAATAACAACTCAACGAGTGGTAGAGGACAGCAAGTTCCTCCTAAGCAACTTTGGACAGTGGTTTCTGAAGGAGAAACAGAGTGAGACTAAAATGCCTCTGAAAGTGTTGGTTATATGTCTTCCGAGCAAGAACAAATAAGGATTTCCTACGAACAGTTAGGAATGAGTCCTGACGAAATTGCGCAGGATAGAGAGCTAGAACCGGAAGCGGTTAAGATGGCTTTGGCTTCGTGTTCCCAGAAATATCGTAAAGATTGTGGTCTTGAGGAGAAAGTTACTGGTGGAAATGGAGCTAACCTTAATTTTTCGGACGAACAGCTTGAACGTGTAAACGAACGTATCTTTAATATCGCGGTTGGTGCTGAAAACGAGGGGGTTGCTCTGGAGGCTTGTAAGTATATTCGTAACGATAAGAAAGGCCGTCTAGATGCTGTTAAAGCACTGGCCGGAACTACGTTCAATGTTCTAATGTTTAACGAACAAATGAAGCGGGCTAACGAACTAGTTTATGGCGGTCTTAAGCAAATAACACAGGAAGGTGTTAAATAACGTATGTCAAAGTCAGCCGAACTTTCTCCAGAATACCTAGAGTCTCTTGTAAACTCTGGTCGCGGAAGTGAAGTCTTGGCTAAAGTCTCTGAAACCAGCAAGCCTATACCTGAACCAATTCCCAAGGAAGAACATGCACCTATTGTTGATACTTGCAATTCTATTCCTGTTAGTCAATCAATCGAACAAAAAGCATCCTCGGAAATAACATATACGCAAGGTCGTAAATATGCTGGTGACTTTTGTGATGACGAAGAACGTCCTAATGAAGGTTGGATAGCTTTTGATTTTCCTAGCCCCGCCCATGTTCTAGCAATGTTTAACGATGCAATTATGACCGGAGAAGTCACAATGCATCAGTGGCAAAAAGAGGTTAATCTTGAGTTAGCACCTGCCATTAAACCAACTTCCAAGAATCCACTTAAATATTATCTAGTAGCCGCCAATGGTTCTGGCAAAGATGCCTTTGTTATTGCACCATTTGCTGTTTGGTTTGTTCTGTCAAAGGTTCGTAGTCAAGTAATCATCACTAGTGCATCAGGAACACAGCTAACCGCCCAGACAGAATCCTATATACGTTCACTAGCCGAGCGTGTAAATCAGAAGATGGGAACACCTATCTTTAAAATTAGACAGCGTTATATTCGTTGTCTAAAGACTGGTTCTGTTATACGAATGTTCGCAACTGATGAAGCCGGTAAAGCAGAAGGTTATCACCCACTAGAACCTAACGCTGAAATGGCCATCATCAAGAATGAGTCAAAGTCCATTTCAGAAGAGATTCATAAAGCGCTTAAACGTTGCACAGGATATAACTATTGGTTAGAGATAAGTTCACCAGGTGCACCAATAGGAGCATTTCATTACGCAGCAACTAATTGGCCGAATGGCCGGTCGGTAACTTCCTTTGATTGTCCACATATCTCTGACCAAGAACGAGAAGAAGATAAGAGGGAACTTGGCGAGACAAGTCCAGAGTATCGTTCTAAACATCTTGCCCTGTTTACCTACCTCGATACCGAGACAGTAATTCCTGCCACTATTGTTGATAAACTTATCTCTAATCCTCCTTCTTTTACTTTCGCCTCTTGGCCTATTAGAATTGGTATTGATATAGCAGCGGGTGGTGACGAAACAGTAATCACTTCTTGCAAGGGAACTAAACAACTAACCGAAGAATTCCTTGTCGAGAAGGATACCACTGTTACAGCAGCTTGGCTTGACTCACGATTGACTAAAATCGGTGTGTCAAAGGAACACGAGTTTATTTTTGCCGATGACGGTGGCATAGGACATGCTGTAATAGATATGTTAGTCTCCACTTATGGGTGGAACATTAAGCGAGTTCTCAACCAGAGTGCAGCCTATAAACGAAAGCAGTTCGGTAATCGTGGTGCTGAGATATACTTTTTTCTGAAACGAGTGTTCGAGGAAGGACTATTTAACCTTTCTAATATCTCGAAGAAGTGCAGAGAACAATTAGTCTCTCGCAAGTATAAACAGCAGCAAGGCGGTAGAATGTATTTGCAGTCTAAGAAACAGGCAAAATCTGAAGGTTTACATTCTCCTGACCGCGCGGATGCGTTTGCACTTTGTTTTTGCGGTTTGAGTATTGAAGACTTTCTAGACGAGACTCGGACAAAAGAAGACAATACTCCAAAGAGAAAGGTTCTGAAAACATCACATGATGTTCAGACATACTACGACGGTATTACTTTCGGAGAGTATGAAATGATTCAAGGTAACGCTAACAAAGGCACTAAAGCAAATGGCTCCTTGCAAGTTGCCCTAGGAATAGGAGCACATAACAACGAAGATAAATATGGCCTCAACTCCAACAACTAAACAACCAGTCGCTAACGAAGCGGAAGCAGAAGCTCCGGCAGAAGAACAAGGAACAATGTCAAAAGCTCCTATCTCTGAAGAGTTTCAGGCTAGGACCATTGACCATCTTGGTGGTGCAAATGAAGATGAACTTGGTTTTGTTCGTGACCAAGTCTTTAAACACGAAGAGAAGTTAAGGCAGAAGAAAGAAAAGAAACGTGAGTTGCATCACACTGATGATGATATCGGTGCCTTTAACGCAGTCAAAAATCCAGAGGATTAAACTAAAACTATTATGGGAGCAGGAGAAATGACAGACAGCGTGGCTTTGCCACCTATTCCACACAATGGTTCAACAAACCAAGAAGCGGAACAGTTGACAAAGATTGAAAAGGTAGAGGACTACCAGTCAATATCAACAAAGTTAAAAGCGTTGATAAATGATTGGGAACACTTCCGCGAGAAGGCTAAAGAGAACCGTAAAACAAGAGATGTGGAATTTTCCACAGAAACTTTGCGTCGTGAAGGGACTCTTGATGAAGATGAAACAATGATTCCTGTGCGTATCATTGATACGAATATTCAGCGAGAACAACCGCCTTATATTAACTACCTCAAGAACTCTCGTCGTCTTTGTATCTTTACTTCTCTTTCCAATCCTGACATTGATACAGACCAACTTGAGCTAGAGTTCACACGTGGTATGACATATCAGGATTGGGAGAAAGCACACTTCAAAGCCATTGATGGTTCTGCCACACACGGTTGGGATAGTGTCGAAGTGGTTTATGATACCACCAAACCATTTAATGTTGGTATTGAACACGTTGGTTTTGACCATCTTTATTGGCCGAGAACGACCAAAGATATTCAGCAGGCTCCGAGAGTTATTCGTGCCTACGATTATTCACTAATTGAACTCCAGAAGTTTGTGGAGAGTTTTGGATGGAGTGCAACTGAGGTTAACAAAATTATCAATGCGCGCAAGCAGGGTAAGAAAGAAGGTGAAACCACGCGTGTTCATAAGGTAATGTATAAGGAAGAAGGCGTTGTGATGGTAGCTTGGTTCTGCACAGAAGAAGGTGTTGCAGATTGGCTTAAAGCACCTACTCCCCTTTATCTTGGCATTGACAAAGAAACACAATCAGTTGACCCTGTTACGCAACAGCCTGTCACGAAGTGGGAACCTGTTCCGCAAAAAGAATATCCTTACTTTATTCTTCCCTATCGTGAATCAGAGAAACCAAAGTTGGTTGAACGTCATGGCAGGGTATTCCTTGACGCGCCAAAACAAGAAGCCCAAACTGGTGTTCTTTCTTCTTTTGTTAATGGTGTCCAGAGAGCTACCAAAATTCTAGCCTCTCCTGCACAAGATGATGGTTCTGGTAATTCTGTTAAAGAGATTGCTGATAGTCCTCTTGAGGGCGGAACTATTCTTAACAAACCTTTTAACTTCTTTTCTCCTCCATATCCTGACTTTGAGATTCTCAAAGCGTTACAGTATATGGATACCAGTAACTCACAGGAAACGAATCAGACCAACTTTGCTGTAATGAATCGGCAAGATAGCCGCAAAACTGCCAAAGAAATGTCTCTGGCAGAACAACAGAGTAACTTGTTAAATAGTGTTCAACTTACTTTGTTTTCGTCCTACATTCGTGGTATCTATTCTTTGTGCTGGTTGATTGTTCAGTCACAAGCACAACAGAACTTGATTACTTTCTTGCTTGTCAACAAACCACAACCTGTTATCAATCCTTTAACACGACAACCGATTGTCCAGAATGGCCAACCTTTGATGCGTCCTAACTGGGTTAATAACCTTGAAGTTATCTCTGCTAAATATGAAGTAAGGGCTGCCGGTGACGTGGATGTTATTCAGCGTTCTGAATTGTTGCAACAGATGAAACAAGATTGGGCAGTTATTCAGAAAACAGCACTTGCTACACAATTCTTGGCTGACCTTGTTCGTCTCTCATACCCGACGAAAGGCGAACAATATGCCAAGATTATTATGGATGGTGATGCTAACCAGATTCATCAGCTACAAGAACAGTTACAGCAAATGGCCGGAGTTGTCTCTGGTTTCACTGTTCTCTGTCAAGAGTTAGTGAAACAGCATGATGTAACCATCCAATCATTGACGCCAGAAGACCAAGCTAAACTTGGTCAGTTAATGATGGCAGGAGACAAAATTAAACAAACAGTTGAACAACAACAGAAGAAAGCGAGTGGCCACTAATGTTAACTTCTTATGAAAAAGCAATCGGTAAGCAACCGACACCACAAGAACCTGAGCAAGAAGAAGATGCTGGAAAAGTTAATTCGAGACTGGCATGGTTATCTTCTGAAAGGACACAAGAGGTTTTCAAGGAACTCTTGAACGATTCCAATACCTTAGTAGCTGATGCTATGGGATTGGCACTTATCAACCATCAGCAAGACAATAGTAAACAAATAGTATTAAAGTTAGTGCAGGCTGATTGCCTGAGAAAGGTTGTGAATAAATATGCCAGCAGAAAATGAAATTAGTCCAGATGGAATTCCGGCAGGAGAAGTAGCACCAGTTGTGGAAACTGGTGGTGCAGTTACGACTGAAACTACCACAGAAACTCAGGCGGCAGCAGAACCAGAAGTTTCTTTTGAAGATTTCGCTTCTCTTAAAGACCAGCCTTTAATGTCAAAAGCTGGTGACAAGAAACCAGAAGAAAAGAAGGAAGAGGAAGTCAAAGTTGAAGGTGAAGTTAAGACTGACGACAAAGCTGGTGAACAACCTCCGAAGGAAGGGAAAGAATCAGAACCAAACAAGGCTGGACAACCTTTAGCTACTGCTAGTAAGAAAGGTGTTGTTGCACGTGATTACTCTGGTCTTCCAGAGAACATGGTTCCTTTGTTCAAGACTATGGGCAATCAAGCTTTTGATGCCCTGAAACCTTTCTACATGGAAGCTGTTAAGGCACAAGCTGAGTTGGCAGAATTCAAAAAGAATCCTCCTGTTGCTGACAAGAACGCTATTCCTGCTTCTTACTACGAGCATCCAGAAGCTTATACTCTAACGCCAGAATATTCTGCCGCTGCCAATGCAGCACAAGAATCACAGTTAGTTCTTGAACACTGGCGTAGTCAACTTGACGCTGTTCGTAATGGTGCAACAGAGTATCAAACACTGGCTCGCGACCCGCAAACCAAACAACTGGTTTATGGGCAGAATCAGAAGGTTGACCAACGCACACAATCTTACATTGAGAATATTTTCTTTAACGCCAATAATCAAGCTGGAACATACCAACAGAAGTTGGCGGCAGTTAGAGCTGAATATACTAGTAAACACACTGCACTAGTTAATGATATTCGTGGATGGGAAAAGAAGTTCTTTGACGTGTTTGAGAATGAGAAACATCCACTTGTTCCAGCCTACAAAGATACTCTTGCCAAGTTTCCGGCTGGAGTTCAGAATAACGTGTTAGCTGCTCCGCTTGCTAAAGCTCTTACGTCGCTGACGGCGTTAATAAATATTGTCACCGAACTAAAGAAAACTGGTGGTAAAGTTGAACCAACGACAGAAGAAAAGAAAGTAGCAGCGCAAAAGAAAGCTGGCCCGACTTCTGGTGGAGCTTCTGGCGCAGAAGAAACTAATGGTAAAGACGATGTAACGCTTGACGATTTCAACAAAGTCAAGGAAAGCTAATCATTATGTTTCTTATCTTTGATACCGAAACAACTGGTTTTCCATCAAAGAATCTTCCGAAAGAAAATCCAGCACAGGCAAGGATAGTTCAACTAGCCTTCTTGTTGCTGGATAAAAACTTTAAAGAAGTTTCTTGTTTCAAATCACTTGTGTGTTTGCCAGAAGGTAAGTCAATAGCTTCTGGCGCACAAGCAGCACATGGTATCTCAACAGATGATTGTAATAAATACGGTGAAAGCATTAACAATGTTATGCACCTATTTAACTCTCATTTGTTGCGAGCCGACTTAGTTGTAGCGCACAACATTAACTTTGATTCGCAGTTAATTGATATTGAGAATCAAGGCAGCAGTTTTCAGATTGATTGGACACAAAAGAAGTTTTTGTGCACAATGCAACTAATGACACCAATTTGTAAACTTCCTTCGCAGAGACAAACCTTTAAGTGGCCTAAACTTCAAGAGGCATATAACTTTTGTTTTAAGGAAGATTTCAAAGGTGCACACGATGCATTATCGGATGTAAGAGCAACAGCACGTGTTCTAAGATGGTTAGTTGATAACCGTCATGTAAGTCTGTAACATATTTCTGTGCCAAGACCGCTTGGCACAGAAATTGCTATTTAGTATTTTGCTTCTACGAGCTTGAGCAACTCACTGGCTTCTATCGCTGTTTCTTTGAGCCGAGAAACGAAGTTTGTTGGTTTGATAGTTTCCGAAAACCAATATTGTTCGTTAACTTAACTAAACAAAATTATGCCTCTCGCAACTATTCCGGCGATAGATGCTAACATTTGTTCAGGTTGGACTCAACAGGATATCAACCTTTACAACAAGTTACCTTTCTATCTCGCCAAAATGCAGGTGGAACGGCGCAAAACGTGGACTACGTGGCGTCGTTTCTTTGGTAAAACAAAGTGGACTCCGAATATGGGTCCGGTTATGCGTTCCGTTACTAAGGAACCTTCTCCGCATATTCGTCAGTTCGCTTATCCTAACGAAATCAGTATTGCTCCGAAGAAGGACGTTATTGATATTCGTGAGCGTTCGATTGATGAAATGGTGTATCGTCATCGTTTCGAGTCGAATGTTCTTAACTTCGTTCCTTCCTTCCGTGACTTCTTGACTGACCACGTTGATGCGTGTGGTCAAGACATTATGGAAAAAGAGGAACGCTTCGAGGACATTTATCTTCGTGGCCGTGTGTTCCATGCCGCGCCTTGGGTTTGGGTTGCTGACGCGGATAATCCGCTCAAATCTGCCCCGGTTGGTATTGGTTCTACTATCGCTCCTGATGGTAAAGTTCAGGGATTCTTGCAGTCGTTAATTCCGCAGATTGGTAATCTCGGCAATCTTTCTTTCCAGACTCTCAACAAGATGTTGACTGTGATGGAAACCGACTTGCGTGTTCCTCCGTTCTCTGGCTCAGGTATTCCGAAAGATAGCGAAGGTATGGCTGACAAGTATGTGCTTGTTTGCTCGTCCGAAGCTTTCAATCAGTTCACCTTTGACCCGTGGTTGTTGAACAACAAGAATTGCCAACTCGATGTGGTGAATGACCGATTCCGTGGTTCTCTGTTTGGTCGCATTACTTGTGTTCTGGAAGATAAACCTTTGCGTATGAAGGTTGACGGTTCTTTCGCTGCTCCCGAAGTTCGCGAACTGAATCCGGCTGCCTATAACGTTGGGGAGAGTATTCCAAATCCTTCCTACACCAGTCTTGACCCTGTAGCTGGTTCACCTTACGAGTTTGCGTTTCTTGTTGGTGCAGAAGGTTACGAGAGTATCGAAGTTGGGCCTCCTCCGTCTGCCTTCTCTGGTAATGGTATGCCGAAAGGTTTTGGTAAGATGTTCTGGAACGGTGAAGTCCAGATTACCAAGAACTTCCTTATTCCGTGCTACGATGATACTGGCACGCTTTACTGGGAAACCAACCAGTATGGTGAATACCTCAAGTTCATCAGTCAGGTTACGTTTGGTGTCAAGCGTAAACAACCGCGTAACATTATTCCGATTCTGTTCGCGCGTAAGCGTGGTCAATAATCAACACTGTAACAAAACAATTAACTACACAAATTGATTATGAAAACTATTAAATCACTGATTAGTCTCACGGCTTGTCTAGCCACAGTCTCTGCTTTCGGTTACGGAAGCACTGGCTTTACTGGTCAACCTTCGCCGACTCCACTGGTTGTTAACTTGGTTGCTGGCACTCCTACTTGTGTGCTGTCAAACAATGTAACTGTCCAGTCAATTAGTCTTACGACTACTGCTGCTAGTGCACTCGTTAATCTGTATGATTGCAATAACACAAATGCACCATACTACGGCACGAACTCTGTCAACAGTTATACGTATGTAACTCAGGCAGGTATGGCTACGAACTATGTTTCGTATAGTTATCAGACCAACTATTCCGTTTCTGGAACTCTGTTGCTCTACACTAACTATTACACGAATACTGGTTGGTGGACATATCCTGTGACCAATAGTCCTTCAACTAATGCACTTCCTGTGCAGGCTTCGTTGTTTGCAATTAACGGTCAGATTGCAACGTATCCTAGCCCTGTTTCCTTCCAGCAGGGTATCACGTTGCTGTCTGCTTCAAACGCTACGGCTATTCTGTATTACACGCCGAATAAGTAAGTCTTGCTAACAATGGTTGTGTCATAGCAAAGGAACTATGACACAACCTCTTTTTTCCACAATATGAAATTTACGACACTTTTATTCTCATCTTTTCTTCTTACACTTTCCTGCTTTTCGCAGAATTTTTCCCCAATTGGTGGAGGTGGAACTAATATTATCTATACAACTAATATCTTTCCTGCTTCTGCTACTGCTACCATTAGCACACTTTCTGCTGGTTCTTCTGCGACAGTTAGTGTTGTTGGAAGTAGTAATTTAACTTTTGCTTTTGCTATTCCTCGTGGTGCGGACGGGACTAATGGTATTAACGGAACGAACGGTGTTAATGGCACTAAAGGTGATACTGGAAATACTGGAAATACTGGTGCAACTGGCCCTGCTGGTTCTAATGGAACTAACGGAACCAATGGTATTAACGCAGTTATCCTGACTCATACGTTTAATACTCTCACAGGTGGCACTACTTCTTGGACACATGGTTATGGAAGTAAACCTACGTATATTGCTGGTGTTTTAAATTGCGTTAGTAATGATGGCGGCATGGTTACGGGTGAATCTGTGCCATTGCTGAACGTGCAAGACGCTTCGTATTCACAACCGTATTTTGATACAGTGTTTAGTGGCACTACTATCACACTTGATTCTGTGAACACTTCTGTTTCTGCTGCTCGCGTTACAGCACATGGAACTCGCAATACTGTTTCTAGTTGGAGCAACTTCACCATTACTATTGTTTATCAATGAAACGTTTAATTGCATTATTGGCGGTTAGTTATCAAGTGGCACATGGTCAATATGCTACTGATACCTATACAGCTACACCACAAGAAGTTGCTGATGGTTTGAACCAGACCAAACCACTGACACCTTATAATTTAGCACAAAGCGGATTGTTAAATATTATTGGTGGAGGATGGATTCCTTCAAACCTACAATCCAACAACATCAACAATGCGCTGACTAATAACCAGTCCACGCCGGTTAATTTGTCAAACACGCTTAATTTAGCCAGTTCTGGAAATGTTGCCAACCCGCTTATCTTCCCGAATGGAAGAATAAATACCGGCGGACGTATCTACCTGACAAACGGCGCGTTTATTTCGATTGGCTCCGTGCCGAACAACTACTTGTTTGCTGAATATGGCATTCACGATTCAACTGGAACGTATCTGCCAGCGTTTAGCACCATCGCCACGAATGGCAGCGGATTGTCCGTGTTTGTGAATGATTTAGGTTTAGCTACGAACGGCCAAGGTAATTCGGTATTTGTTAACGATTCAGGTTTTTTAACGACTATCGCTGGTTTAAATAACTCACAACTGAACAACGACGCCGGTTTTGCTACCAGCGCCTATGTCAACACTGTAAGTAACCAAACAGTTTTAGCGGCTTCTAATGCCGTTGCTGTATGGGATAATAACGAGGATAGACAATATGCACAAAAAACTAATTCAACTATTTATGGTGGCATTGTTGTACTTTCAACCAACGCGGGTAACTTCGTGATTCTATCCAACTATCAAGCTGGAAGTGAGTGCGATTTAGTGGTTGGCGTGGCCGGCATTGGCACAAACTCCTTTCAATTTTTCAGCACGGGCAATGCGAATTTTAAAGGCACACTGACGGCTAATGGTTACAACGTGCAGAACGGGACGAATTTTAGTGTTGGTTCAACTGGAAACGGAACAATAGGAGGTTTTAGTTTTACAAATGGAAGCAGCAGTTTTTATAGCGGAACCACAAAGTTAACGACTTTAACAGGCACGAGTCCCCTGGGAGTTGGCCAAGGCTATAATATTTTAACCGATGGTGCTGGTGCCTCTGGTGGCTGGAAAACAAGGTTGGATGGAGGATTTCATATTGCAAACAATTCGAACCCTCAAGTCGGTAATGACTTTTGCAACTACGGTTCTAATGCGATTGTGGGCGGTTCGATAACTGCCACCAATGGGTTTTCTTCACTAGCCAGCAACACTTTAGCCTTAGCATCTATTACGTTTCCGGCGTCGGCAGCGAATTGGACAAACACGTTTGGCAAAACCATATTTGTCTTTATTGACAATCTAGGTGTTACTGGAACGGTTGTTAAAATCAACGGCACACAGGTATTCAGTGGCCTTGCTAATGACATAACATTACCACTTCAATCGGGGGAATATTTCAGCGAAACTTATACTGTCGGAACACCAACTGCAACTTGGAAACCGTTTTAATATAATTGTTATGTTCGCAGACCTTTTACTTAAACTTCTAGGAGGAACAATGGAGAAGCTTAGCAAACATGGAAAGGAGAGTCTCAATACAGTTTTGTTATTAGCATTGCTATGGGTTGGTTATCAAGACCACTTAACACTAACAGAAAACTCAAAATCAATTACTGCTGTTGAGCATGCCCTTAAATGGAAGCTTAATATCAATGTCGAAGAAGGCGGTAAGCCTCTTGGTCAAACAAAACGGTATGATGCCTCTGACATATCGTTTGCAGAAATAACCACAGAGGTAAAGAGAAAGAACTGATAGTATGTTAATGAGTCTACTGAAAAGTCCAACTGTGCGTAGCTGGTTGCTGCGTCGCTTGGCAACTGCGGCTGGTGCGACGATTGTAACCAGTGGTATTCTTAGTCAGTCCCAACTTGCCGATGCTTCTGGTGCCTTGCTTGTGCTTGGTTCTGTTGCACATTCACTGTGGGAAAAACGTGACCAAATTAAACAAGAAATTGCTGACCTCTCTAAATAATATTTATGAAAAAATTCTTCCTCACACTTCCTGTTATTCTTTTGTGTGGCTGCGCAGGAACGCAGGTTATTCATAACAGTCATGTCAGCGGTCTTAAAACCTCTGCATCTGTTCCTATTCCATTCTCTGGCGGTATGTCTTTTCTGATGGTTAGTCTTGCCGCAGGAGATATCAAGGATAATGAGATTGTCCAGCCGTCAACAACCAATGCAAATACGGCTGTGACTATTGCGCAGAATACCTACTCAACCACTGGTGTTAATGGCAACACTGGAACCAACAGCACAGCCGGCATTTCTGCTCTACAACATGACCAGAATATTGTCTCTACTTCTGGTGCGGTCTATTCAACCAATGGTTCGGTTAGTATTACGCACTAATACTTATGTCATACTTTGACTGGCAACATTTAATTAAGCCATTCACTGTTACTCCTGTCAGTGAGGATAACCTTACTGACAGGAAAATTGACACAGTTTTCGCGCCAGTAAATGCTGTCGAGACGAAAGTTATTTCTATTGCTGTTCCGAAGATTAACTTTACTCCAGCTTATATTGGTGCAGTTACGCCTGTTGTTCCTCTAATCGTCGGACAGTATAACTATACCATTGGTTATCCTGTCACTATTATCAACACGACTGATATTGTTCTTGACCCGGCTAAAGGTATTCTAAATAATGTTGCTATTTGTCTGCGTTATCGTGTTGGTAACACTGTCTATCGTTACTTGCTTTCGAAGACACTTAACGCAACATCACGTTCTAAGATACCATACCCATTTTACAGTAACCAAGTTATTAAAAGTAACTTTGTTATTGAGTTTTGGCAACTGAATCAAGTTGCAGCGAATGTTGGTGTTACTGCCGATTTTCTTTTTAAGACAGGACAGATTTATATTCCTACAGACGAAACTGATTCTGGCCCTACAATTATGCCAATTCAATCGGTAGATTACACAACTTTAAAAACTGGTTTTCCAACCGGAGTTCCACCTATTGTTGAACCACAAAATGCTGCTGGCCCTTGGCTCTCTAATTAACTATAATACTTATGGGATTACCTGCTACAACTCAAGACTTACTTCATGGCGTAGACTTTACCGGTCTTGCCTCACAAACTGCTGCCGAGCATAATCAACTTGTTGACTTGTCTGCACCCTATACAGATGGTGCTGACGATGCTCAAGGTATTGGTCTTATCATCAATAGTTCTGACACGGCTCTGAATGTTCCACAAGTGCCAGACCCGACAGTTGCTGGTTATGCAAAATGGAAACGTTATCTCTGGAATAGACGTTCCTATGGCAACACAAGTATTGTTGGAACACTTTATCAGTGGAATGATAATCAGACCAATGATGCAACACTAAAAAAGTGGGTTGTCATTGACCCCAATGCTTTCCTGACTATCTCTGCTGCCATTAGTTCTGTTACAGGAACGCATACTGATACACTTCTCAGCTGGGTTACACAAGCAGTTGTTAATGCTTCAAATGCGGAAGCTGGAACACAAGCTAATGCAACAGATGTTAACGCTTTAGCTACAGCAGTTTATGGTGCTGTTGTTAATATTCCTGTTGGTGGAACTCCGCTTGCTACCACTGTTGGTAATATTGGAACTGCTCAGGTTGCCGATGAAACAATGATTGGTCGTATTAACACGCAGATTTCTGGTTCTTCTACTGACCCCACGCTTAATACTGGTGGAATGAATCAGCAGATAGCCACCAATACTACTGCTATTACTACTAATGCTGCTGCTGCAAAGTTAGTTGCTAATCTAACACCCGGTTCTCTTGGACAGAAAATGCAGGTGGATGTTGTTGCTGCGGTCAATACTCCTGTCTGGTATGACCCTGCAACTGACATTTATTACACGTCTGCGTCTGGCACACAGTCTTATGGTGGTGCAGCACAGGCTGTAACACTTGATATTGGCATAAATCTTCCACCCGGAACTTGGCTAGTTTTTGCTGTTCTCTCTGGACAATTTTACTTTGCATCTGCTGGTGCGACATACGCTGCATATATGTCAGTAGTTGTTGGTGGTTCTGGAACACTTGTTAGTCCAAAAACATTTGTTAATAATGCTGGTGCTGGTTACTGTGGTGCCTTGCATTTAATGCAAACTATTACCATTCCGAAAGCGTCTGGTAACCAAACTATCTCTGTTAGTGTTACTACTGGTTCTGGCACAATAGTTAATACTAGCGGAACATTCTTGAATCTCCTGTTCAAACGCGTCAAACTCGGAGTATAATCTTATGTTGCTAAACGTAATAACTAGAGCGGCAGCCGACACTGGAATTGATTTGGTTCAATCCCGTCAAAGTCTTGTAGATTATTACAATGCTGCTTCACGGATATTTCACTCTGAACTCGAAGCAAATAAAATGTTTCGTGAGGTAACACTTGTTGTGCCTCCTGATTCTATTATCTCTCTGCCAGCTTATGTTGGCGAGATTCGTGGTATTCGAGTTCATACTACCGAAATGATTGTTCCATTACAATCATTGAACGTGCCGCGCTATACTAACAGCACGCTTCTTTACAAAATTAAGAACTGGCGTGACCTTGGTGAATCACCGGTTCAGACTAACTTACAGACAATCGGCCCACTTACTCTTACTGCTTCTGCTGTTGAAAGCACTCCAGCAGTTATTAAAATTCGTGGTCAGACAAACGCGGCAGAAAGTCTTGAAGAAACAATTACAATGTCTGGCACAACTGTTACAACAACAAACCAGTTTGGCCCGAAGATATTTAACATTGCTTCTTTCTCGAATCGCGTTAATAATATTACTGTGTCGGACATGAATGGTAACGTGTTGGCTGTTCTGCTAAATAACCAGCAGAAGACACGTTACAAAATCATTGATGTTAGCCAAATCTTCTGGCCGGCCAGTGATACTGTTGGTGGTGACTCTTTCATTGACGTTCTTTTTAAGGTTCCTTTTCAACCAGCTTACAGTGACACTGATAGTTTTGCTGGTGGTGACGATTATGATGAAGCTTTGTATCACATGATACTTCATCTTAACTTCTTGGCAATGGGTGGCAAAGACCAGCAAGCTGCAGCCGAACTTGGAAGAGCTACACAACTTCTGAAAGCTGTCAAAGATGGTGCTGAACAAGGTATCCACAAGAAGTTAAACTGGGGTCGTAATAAATATTATGGCATCTTCACGAGAGGTCGTCACCGTCTTTCAGGCAACGATTACGGAATGTATATGGCTGACGTTTGTGACTACTAAACTATTATGATTATCGAACAGGATACATTCTCTGACGGGCTAGATTTAATATCTCCTGATGTTCAAGTTTCAACATCTGGTTATGTCTGGCTTGTCAATGGTCGTTCACGCTATGGTTACGTTCAGCCAGTTGCTTCACCGGTAAAAGATGCTGCTGCTCCTGTTGGCCTTAAGCAAGGAATTATCTCTATTGGTAACGCGGTAATCATGTTTGTTGCTGGTGCAGCTTGGTATAAACTTTATACTTCACAACAGTGGATTAAAGTTCCCAACTTTGTAATGAGTTCTACTGCACCAAATATTTATTCTTGTGCTGTTCCTGTTTCATCACGTAACTATAGTCGCAAGTTAAATACTTCCGGCAACATTACCGATGACATGTTGCTTAGTGCTAATAGTAGACCAAATGGAACTCCTTCTGGTATTGTTTGTCAGGATGGTATTAATCAACCTTGGCTCATAACGTTTAACGAGAATAATAGAAGTTTCTCGTCACGACAACTTAATGCTTTTGCTTCTTGGACACCGACTAATGGTGAATATGTTCCTATCGGATTGTTCATGATGTTCATGAACCAGAAGTTATTTGTTGTTGCACCTGACCAGCAATCTGTCTATCAATCTATCTCTGGACAACCTCTTAATTTTGCTCTAAACGTAAACACGGCTGGTTGGCCTAATAGTGGTTCACTTACAACTGTTGGAACTGAAGCAGATTATGGTGCACCCTCAACTTCATTTGCTTTTGACTATGACCCCATTACCTGTCTACAACCTGTCAATGTAACTGACTCGTTTATTTACGCTACTAAAAATAATACCTATGCTATTACTCTTAACTACAACAGCACTGTTTTTGGTGAACCTTTGTTTACCAGAGCAGCCTCGATTGCAACCGGTATTACAAACCAGTATGCGCTGGTAGAGATTAACGGTGATTATGCTTTCGTAACGCGCGAAGGTATTCGTAACTTCAATGCTGTTCAAGCACTAAAGTTTGAAGGCCGCAATTCTGCTTTCTCAAAAGGGGTATCAAAGTTATTCAATGGCTTAACACAAGATTCAGCTGTTGCTTTCTCGTTTGATAACTACTCAATATTTAACGTAAACACAGTTTGTGGAACAGTGTGTGCTGTGTATGACACAATTGCCGGAAAGTGGGTAGCACTCGACTTGTTTAATATCGGTAACATAACTCAAACAGCACTCATTGATTTAACTTCAGAAGTTGTGCTGTATGCAATTACAGACAACAATGATGTTTACACACTTTACACTCCTACTTCTGCACCAATGCAGCCCTTTCTGTTTACACGGGCATATTCAACTATTGGTATTAACCAATATTATTCCGGTATTGCCAGTTATGCAAACGTGGCAGCATCTGCTGGCCCAATTACAGAAATAAAATCACAGAAGATTGACCTAGTCTTTCGCGATGGTTCTTCTGCCGGTAAAGTTTATTGCACAGAGTTCTGTAATGGTGTAGAAAAAGCAACTCTTTCAAAAGAACTTTCTAAAGCTAATCCAGTAGATGACTATGAACTCCTGCCAGACATTCAACCATTGGTTGAATCAGAAGGACAGCGTATTACTTTTAACTTTAATAATACAGCACGTGGTTTTAAACTTGGGTATGCTATTACATGGAATACAGATGCTTCGTTAATGAAAGTTCGTCTAGTTACTACTGATATTAGCAAAGGAACAAGTGATGGACAAAGAACAGCAGTCCTAGCAGGAAATCAAACTTAAACAACATTGGCATTAAAAATGCTTTTAACTATATAATTATATGGCAAGCCCTGGAACAGACGTAAATGAAATGCTTGGTGCAGCTTATGACAATGCACCACAGTTTTTACAACTTCTTAATGATGCTAGTAATGCTAATATCATGCCAGCGGCACAAGCTAATCTTGCTGCTGCACAACAGGTTACTCCACAGTATGACCAACTGTTGACACAACTTCTTGGCGAGTATGCACCACAACTTGCACAGATTGGTTTACAGACAGGCCAGCAAATTCAACAAGGACAGGCTAATGCTAATGCGGCAGTAGCTAATTCAACAGGTGGTCAAGGTGCTCTGCAAGCTGCCATTAACGCTGACAAAACTGCTAATCCAGAGTTCTATACTTCAAGAGCAAATGAGAGTAATGCTCTTTCGTCACTTCTCAGCACAGATGTTGCTGGTCTTTCTGGACAACTTAATCCTACTGAAATAACAGCAATAGGACAATCTATTGCACAGCAAGGTAATCAAACTGGCACCTTCAATACACCTTCTGCTATTCAGACAACAGCTAATGCCATGAACTATGGTAATGCTGTTTACAATAGACAGGAGCAGGCTAAAAATGACCTTTCTTCTGCGCTTGGACAGGCTACTTCTTTCTTGCCGGCTTCTCAGTCTGGTGTTGGCGGAATGAATGCCTGGAACATTGCAACTGGTGGAGCTAACACAGCAACTAATACTGCTGCTGGTGCTACTGGATTGTTCTCTGGAACTACCAATACTTCTGGTGGTGCTAATACAAGTGCGCTTAGTAGTGCGCTTGGTTCTGTTGTTGGTGGTTCTTCCAGCACTTACAATAGCGGTCTTGCCGAAAATGCTTCCAAAGAAAACACTTCACAAACTAACGGAGTAAACTTTTTGACGAAAGGTGGTTTAAGCGGTGTAAGTGATATTGCTAAAACCATTGGTAGTTTCTTTTGAACTAAACAATAATTTATTATGGCTTCACAACCTCGTTTCTTTCAACGTCCTCTTGCTTTTCAGGCAGGACAAGAACAACCTGCTGCTTCACTGGCTGTGCCACAAACTTTTACGCAACCTTCTGTGGCACAAAGTCCAGCAGGAGTCACGCCTTCACAAGTTGGTAATGCACAAGTTAATCCCATGCCAGCAGCTACTTCTGAAGGTAGTGGTTTACTCGGCGTTATTGGTTCTCCTTTGCGTCTTCTTGGACGTGGCTTAGGCAGTAATAAAATAACACTTGATGCTAATGGTAACGCTACTGTTGCACATCCGATGGTTGATGCACTGTTGAATGGTGGTAAAGCCAATGATACTGCTTTGCAAATGTCTTTCCAGAAAGCACAGCAGGATAAAGCTCAAGCTGACTACTTGGCTCGTCTTGCTGCTTCAACTGGTTCTGAGAAAGATATCATTGCTGCAAAAGCTGCTGCTGACCAAGCAACACATTCTGCTGCTGCACACGATAGTATCAAACAGTTGGCTGCAACACAAGCTGCAAATACAGCTTCTGCTGCTGGCAGAACAATGGCTAATCCAGACGGTGTTCAGCTAACACCTTCACAACTTACTGCTACTGGAACTAGTGGTTCTGAGTCTATTGGTGAAACTAATGCACAGAAAGCTGGTGGTTTACAGGGAGATATTCTCTCTAATCCGCAATTTGCTAAAGCTGCTACTCTTGGTCAAACCTATGGTGCTGCTGCTCCATATCTTGAGCAGAATCAAATGGAACTTCCTCAAGGTGGAACTGGTTTTAAGTATGACCCATTCTCTGGTATTACTCTTAAAGGTTCTGGACAGGCTGGTTTTCCGACAACTACTGCTGAAAAAATTAGCACTGGTCAAGGTATGCAGAATGGACAGATTATTCCTGCGCGTGATGTTGAGCGCACCACTTCTGGTGCTGGACAAGGAGCTGGTATAACTGCTGCTATTCCTGTTGACCAAGATGCTGCTAATGCTATTAGAGCAAAAGCGGCTGCTGCGGCACAAGTTAATCCAATGCCGGATAACAATATTCAGGATGCTGACGCTTTGCCGGATAACCAACAGCAGGTTATACCTTCCACAGTTAATCCAGTTCCAACTGGTATTGCTGCTATAAATGGCGGTGTTAATCCATATGCGCAGTTAATTAATAAACTTTTGACCCCAGTTCGTCAAGCTCAGCCTATCGTCAATACACTTGATTCTTCTCCTGCTTACTAATCTATATGCCAGACTCACCAGAGGTTCAAGCACAGATTATTGCTGCACACGGACTAGACCCTTTGAAGTATGAAATGTCTCCAGATGGGACACAAATACTTCCAAAGTCTGCTCTTGCTATTCAGCAACCAACTCAAGAAAGTCTTCTAGGAAACAAACCTATTGTTACTGATAAAGATTTTGAGGATTCTCCTGTTCAAGTTGCACCAACTTTGCAGGGACAAGATAGTCCTATCATAACAGCTGGACGTTCTGCACTTGATGCTGCTCCTTCAATGGCTGCTGGTGGTGTTGGTGCTGCTGGTGGTATGGCACTACTTAACGTGCTTGCTAAACCTGCACTCGCATATCCGCCTGTTGGTATTCCTCTTAATATTCTAGTAGGTCTTGGCAGTGCTTATGCTGCTTCCAAGGGTGTTCGTGCAGCTCAAACTGCACTTGAACCAGAAGAATACAAGAAGAAGTTACAAGAGTCACAAGCCGCAAATCCTGTTGCAGCAGAGTTAGGCGAAGTTGCTGCAATGCCTTTAGGCGGATTTAATGCCTCTCCTTCTAACCTTGTTAGGGCGGGAGGGACTCTCGGTAAAGTGGTTACTGGTCTTGAAAAGTCACCTGAAGAACTAGCCAATCTTCTAAACGTTGGAACTGGCACAGTTATTGGTGCTGCGCAACCGCTGGCAGAAGGTGACTATAATCCTGCTGACTTACTGAAAAACGCTGCCGAAGGTGCCTTGTTTAACAAGCCTAACGCTATTGGTCGTAACCTTGGTTTTTCTGACCATCAGCGTATTCTTTCTGACCCAGAGAAAGTTCGTCAGATGTTACTTGCTCAACAGCAAGAACAAATTGGTATTCCTGCCGCTGACGCTGTTAATCCTGCTCCTGCAACTTTACCAGATGTTCAAACCACCATTGGTGGTATTCCTATTAAACAAGATGTTAGAACAGAAGATACCACAAAGGAAGGTAAAGCTGCCAACGCAATGGCAACTTATAGGATGGACAAAACTCCTGAAAGCCAGATGGCTGCAATGGAAGCAGAAGGCGGAGTTAACAATGACCCAGAACTGGTTGCTCAACGCAATGCTGAAGAAGAACTTCGCAGGAGAGTTACTGCACTTCCAGCCAATCCTCAACGCGCGGCTGATTTCATTAGGGCTAAAGGTGAAGAAGCTGTCCAGACAATTCAGGAGCAATTACAGAATGAAAAAGACCTCCAGACAAGACAACTTGGTCAAGAACTTCAACAGTCTGGTATCGGGTCAAACATTACCCGTCCAGAGACGATTAAAGGCAAGACTCCATTCTCTCCTTTTGCGAAAGACAACAAGGCTGTTGCGACGGACGAAGTTGCTAACGCTGCTGACTTGGCTGGGAGACAGAAAGAACAAGAGTTAGCTGGAATACCAAAGAATGAGCAGGACAAGTTTCAAGAGACTGGCAGACAACCTATCCTAACGGAAGCTGGCAAAATGCTTCAAGAACAAGCTCATTCGATGGGTCTTGACGTTAGTAAAGTTACTCCTGAATTATTCAACACGTGGGCTAAAGAGATTAGTGCACTTCATGGTATCAAAGATACTGCTATTGAAGGTGAGGCTCCCTTCAAAGGAACTGCTCATGTTGGCACACAGACCACTGATATTTTTACCAAGAACGCTGACGCTGGAACGCAAGCTCATGAGAACTTCCATCACATTTTTGACGTGATGCCTGACAGAGCTAAACAGCAATTATTGTTGGCAACCAAACCAGAGTTTGATGCCTATAATGCTGAACGTGTTAAAGCAGGTAAACAACCATTTGACCATGAAGAATACTTGGCGACGCAGTTTGGTTACAAGGCTATTAGCAGACTAATTAACGCTCACAACGAAACACCACTTAAAGGTTGGTGGAATGACACCAAATCTCTCTGGAAAGCTAAGTATGGTGCTGAGCCGAGTGTTGACGACCTATATCGTGCCAATACTTACAAGCTAGTTAATGGTATTTCTGAACTGCCGAAAGGTGGAATGAAAGGTGCTGGAACTGGTGCTGTTAGTAAGAATCAGGAAGTTGACAAAGAAGGCAATCAAGTTCCGCTGAACAGAACTGGTAAAGAGGAAGAAGAATATCGTAGAGTGACACAGGAAGCGCAAAAGAAAGACGAGCAGAAGGGCTGGTTCAAGAAGATGCATGAAGCGGTGCAGAGGAATCAAGAAGGTGAAGAAGGTATTACTAAGCCAACCAAAGAACTAAAAACTGGCCAAGTAACCCGTGGCAAACTAACTTACGAACAACGTCGTCAACAGCAGGGTGAACTAAGAACTAAACAGCGTGAAGAAATGGAAACCATTCGTAATGGCGCTCCTGCACGTGAAGCTGGTCGTGCGCCTCTTAGTTATCCTGTTGACGAGACTGGCTATGTTCCGCCTCGTAATGCACCACCGCGCCGTATTCCTGCTAACTTACAGGATTCTGACGTTCCGATTATTAACAATGTTGTAAGAGCTAAGCTCTCTCGTATGTTGTTAAGGGCTGGCTTACCTAGCCATGTTACCAACAAAGAAACCGGTAAGTCTGGCAAGTTTATGCCAGAAGAAACTATCAAAGATATTGTTGGAAAAGTCCAGCAATCTTTGATTAAAGATGGTCTTGATATGAAGGCTGGCCGTGTGCCAACTTCTAACGCCGTAAGTGGTATTGAACGTCGTGGTGCTGATATTGAACATCCTGACGCTGTTGCAAAAACTGACATGGTTGCTCAATCGGCTGGAAGAAGGGCGCAAGAATTCTTCAAGGAATGGCTTGAAGAACAGAAAACTCTTAAGAAGACTTCTTCTCTTGACCAATCTGCGGGTGAAGGCAGAACACAGCATGATGTTCTTGCCGGTGCACAACACGCAGAAGGAAATGAAACTGCTGAGCTAGAACAAAAGACTACTCATAAAGAGAATCCAATTGAAGAAATTCCCAGCAAGATTAACGAGAAGTTTGACACAACCAACGGTGAACTTGCTGGCATGCTTGAAGGTATGCAGGAACGATTTGGTGACGACAGGTTCTCAGAACATATCGCCAAGTTGGATGCAATGCCGGAAGGAACACAGCTTGATAGTAAGAGCTGGATTGAGAAGAATATTCCGAAAGAAGACTTGCGGCATCAAGACAAAGAAGAAGGTATTCAGTCAAAAGAAATTTTTACCACAAAAGCACAACAACTAATCAAGAATCCAAAGTCTGGTCAGTTGAATAGTGGTAAAGCTTTCAACGGCAACCAGTTACTTGGTGTCTTGAAAAATAATCTTTCGCCAGTAGAGTGGGATATTCTACAAAAAGCTGGTATTGAAAAAGAGTTTGGCGGAGGAAGAAATGTTAGCCAGCAAGATGCGTCTCAGTGGGTGCAGGAACACACACCGAAGGTGGAGGTGCATACTTATGGCATGGAAGGGAAGGTGAGTGAGGCGAAGAGGGAGTATGATAGGATGACGCATGAGTGGTATGATAATGAGCCAGTATCTGTGCGCACTAAAATAGACGAAGCTATAACTCGTCCAAACAGTAACCAACTACTACATGATTACATCTCTAATGGTGCTAGACGTTCAGGTGGAAACTTGTGGACGCTACGCCAAACACCTGAATGGAAGGCTAAGGCTGAACGTTACCTAGAACTGGCTAAGCAAGTAGGCATGGAGGACACAAGTGGTGGCCCAAAAGCAACCTCCTACTACTCCACTGTCTCCGCTTTCGACACTACTCAACCAATGCCTGAGTGGACGACGACGAAGAGTGGGAGGAATGTGCAGAGGGTGGATGTGGTGATACCGCTAAAGGGTGAACTAAGTGCTAATGATGTGAGGTCTGCACATAAACTAGGTGGATGGAAAGAGACACAAGATAAGGGACTAATGTGGCCTCCCGACGACCTCCACGAAAACCTACCCAACACTCTCGGCTGGGCGATGATACAGTATAAGACTGGGCCGAAGGGCGAGAAGATAGCTGTGATAGCCGAGGCACAGAGTAGGTGGGGGCAGGAGCGTAGAAAGCTGGAACAAGACGCTAAAGACAATAATAGAGTAGGTGTGCTTCAAACGCTAGGTGGCAAAGATGCAGTAGAAAACCACTCCCTCCTCCGTGACTACAACCGCCTAATCCTCAAAGCCGCTATCGAACAAGCACGCAAAGAAGGTGCGACGCATATCATGGTGAGTGATGCAGAGACGGCGATGATGACGGAGAGGCATGATGCACAGGGGTATGAAATCAACAGATACCAAGATAAAAACGGTAAGATACACGAAAGCCGAGAAGGGCCAAATACACAATATGGACACTATCTGCTAAGTCAAGGGATGAAGTGGGTAGAAAAGACTCACTCACCAATAAATCAAGAACCCGGCATGCGTCTCAACTACGACACCATCCTCCCAAAGATAGCCGAAGAACTCACAGGGAGTAAGGGTGAGAAGGTGAGTCTTGGGGAGCATAAGAATGCGTATGAAACTAAAGTAATACGTGAGAGACAAAGACCTGATACTGGTGGAGAGATGCCAGAAGTGACTGACCAAGTAGAACGCTCCAACCTCATCTTCAGGAACGCTGACGGCACGCCTAAAACCTCTGTCACTGGTCGTATGTATCCGTTAGAAGCAGTAGGGCATAAACTTGACAGTGGTGACAGTTTTACACTCTTTAATAAGCATCAAGATAAAGAAGAAGGCATCACTCCCGAACAAAAGTTCAATTTCCTGCACCTAATGCCAGCCATTGACAAAGCTCGTCATTTGTCTGGGCCGGAAGGTAAACCTGTCGCGGATGTATTCCAAAAATTTCCAACAATCAGAGACGAGTTCTATGGCAAATATAGCAATAAACTGTTGACACTTGCTGACAAAATGCCAGTGGCTGACCGGAACTATGTTCATAACTGGTTGATGAAAGAAGACCTTGACCAGAAGAGTTATGCTAGCATGATGAATAGTCCTGCAAAGAAAGCTCTTTATGAAGCTACGAGAGAAGCTCTAAAGCAGAAGCAACTTGACCAGATTAAAGATGGTCAGCAAGTTCGTGACTTCGACGCAAAAGGCAAACCTTTCATGCGCGATGCACAGGTTAATCCTTTCTACTATCCTAGCGTTCTTCGTCCTGACGTTCTCGACGCCATCTTGAACCATACCGGTGACTACAAACGCTACCAGAATATGCTTCTGGAACATTGGGGTGGTGTCAATAACCCGAACGCTATTGCCAAACTAGAATCACTTAAAGCTGCTGGTGATTCCAGTAAACCTAACGCTACTCGTTTCGGTGCAAACCGTTTAACGGAAGGTGCTGGTTTACCTGCTGAACTGCGTGTTAAGGATTACGGCAAGACTATCTCAAAGTATTTTAACAAGGTTGCAACTGACAGAGCTTGGTTCAATCTTGTCGAGAAGAATCCAGAAGTCAACAAAGCAATACAGCCTGACAATTCACAAGGTGTTTACCACGAATTTAAGAACATTATTGAGCAAATCAAAGGCGAGCCTTTCGACCATGATGCTGGCGTGATTCGCGCCTTCAATAAAGTATTCACTTCTGCTTTGTTAGGGCCAATGACTAACATTCATATTGGCTGGTCAACAATCTTTAATCCGTTTCAGTATCTCAAAGCTACCGAACTGGCAACAGCTTATCCTAAAGCACTAGCTAATTGGGGTGAAGCAGCCGAGAAGATTTATCAGAATGGCTACAAAAGAAGAGACTTAAATAGCTTGGCAGATATTACTGATTCACAGAGCACCTTTATTAACAGGATGCAAGCTATCTCCAGTCTTATTGGGAAGGTAAATGGAAGAGAGTGGACTGACAGAGTATCGAAGACTTTTGCTCAGGCACTCGGAGAACAAATTGTGCCATTGCGTATTGAAGGTGCAAAGCAAGGAGACAAGTGGTCACAGAAGATGATAATGCAACTTGACCCTTCTTGGTCAAAAGATAAGGTTTATAGTAAGGAAGAAATCGCGAGCATGGCTAGCTCTCTTGGTGGATTGATTCACGGTGCACATGATTACCGGACTCTGCCAGAATTCATGACCAGAGAATCAATCATTAAGCCATTCTTGTCGCTGCAAAGTTGGTCAGTGTCACAGACTAACCAGTGGATGAAACACGTTTGGGAACCTGCAACGCAAGGTAACATTCAACCGTTACTTATGTCCACGCTTGGTGCTGCTGTTGGTGGTTATGTTATTCAGCAACTGCGCCAGCAGATGATGGACAAGAAATCCAACATACCATCTCTAACAGAGATTGCAAAGAGTAGCAAAGGACTAGAAGGTAATATTCCTTTGCTGGCCTACAACTTCATGCAGATGGCGTCATTCACTGGCATGATGGGAATTGGTTCTTCTCTTGGTAAGATGGCATTTGATACTGCCTACAAGAATATTCCACAGTCTGCCACGTTCCCGTTAGATGAAGCTGTCACGAATATTGGTAAAACTATTACCGAAGCTGTTAGTGCGTTTCAGCAAAACCCAACTGCGGATAACTTCTTGAAAATCTTTCCTCAAGCCATGATTGACTTGGCGAAAGAGAACGTGCAAACTGCTCGTATTGCTGACAACTGGATGAGTGATAAAGGTGTTAGCACACAAACTGAGAACTACAAGTATAAGCTCAATACCTCGGAACAAGACTTGCGTCGTTTCAAGATGGCAGAAGGTATGCCCTATGACCAACAAACAGAGACTTCTAACAATCCGTATTTGAATATGGAGCAGAAGAATTTCAAGAGGACTACTGATATTGGAGAAGCTGCAAAAGAAGTTCCAGATTTGGTTGCTCTAGCACAAGAAAGAGCAGCAGGAAATCCAGAGATATTGAAGAACCAACTTAACACGTTGAAGCAGAACAGTTATCAAACAATGCCTTCGCCAGAAAATATGCCCTTACAGTATGCAAAATACTATCAGTATCTGGTGAAGACAATCGGGCCAGAAGCAGCACAACAAAGAGTGGCTGACTACATGAGACAGAATACTATTAACAAGATGAAGGAATCCATGATTCCTTCGATGAGATAAGGACTTACTTACTCTTTATTAGTTGATAGTAAACTGTCTTTTCTTCCGTTACAGGATTCGTTTCTGTCCGCGTTGTAATTTTACCTAAATCTTGCAACGCTGATAAAATTTCTTCTAGCTGGGCTTTATTAACTTGGTCGTAGAATAAGCCAAGCAGGTCAACAAACTCTCTGTGGCCTTTTGTCAACTCTAGTTCCACAAGACGCGAAGTAGAAGCCAAAGGATTCTTACCCTCAAAGACAAGAGCGTGATGCATTGTCTTTTCTTCCTTGTCCAGAAATGCCATAGCTCTCTCAAATGTCTCTCTAGGAATATACATTTCTGTAGACTCCATAAAATGCAAAGCCATGGCAATCTTCATAGTGTGAATATTGCGGCGAGAATAATAGGCGTCTAGTTTGTTAGATTTTGAGGCTCTTTTTGACGGGTCATTCTCGTAGTCTGACCACCATTCTTGTAACCAGTTCATTGTAGTCTGGTCAACCTGAACTTGCCCGTAAAGTTCTGTTAGCTTCTTGACGTGGTCTGTTAGAACCTTACGATGTTCTTTCTGTTCCGCCGTCAGTTCAGGAAGAAAAAACACTGACTTACGATTACGGGCTGCATAAATGTAAAATGTCCTAGAGGAATAACCTTGAGATAATAGTTTGTCGTCAAAAGTATCCTGCATGAAATCTGGGTTTGTTCCTCCGAAAAAGTTAAGGCATACTCTACGTATTCTATCGCGACCCTGAGTCTTGGTAACGTATTCGTATGATTCACCACAATCGTAAGCTTGTATTAGAAAGTTAACCAATGACTCTGTATTCTTGCGAAATAAAGATGCTATTTCTTCCAGACAAAAACAAAGTGAAGAATGGGAATAAGCTTTCAGAACTTCTCGTTTGGCACCTTCATCGTAAGCTGTGTAGTTGATACGACGTATGCAGCGTGACATTGACTGGACAAGTGCTTCATAAGTTACCGCGTCAGCAGCCATTGGAATCACATTTGCTGGTTCCGCGATTTGGTCTTTGGAACCAGAATTCTGTTCCTTGTTGGCAGCTTGAATAGTTGCCTCCTGCATCATCTGTGCCAACTGCTGTTCTTCCGGCGTAGAACCAATGATAGGTTGTTTAACATCTTGCAGCTTGTGTGCTGACAGAAGTTCTGCAACTGGTCTGATAACCTGACCTTTACCGATACCCGGCTTGCCAACAAGAGTTACATAGATATTTGGGTATACTCTACGATGCTCCGGTGGACACCAAACACGACGTTGCAAGGCGGCGGCTATTACATAAATTATTCCCCATTGGATGTAATTCTCAGGAGAGGCTAGCCCACTTGTATATGCCATCCAGCGTTCATGATTTGTCATATTATACTACCTTTTGCATCAAACCAAAATCCTTTTTTGTAAATAATTGTATCACCAATTTTTGGTAAATTATCTTTGTCCCAACCATCAACATCAATGGGATGAATTTCTTCTTTTGTTAAAAACTCAAAAATTGGTATATCTAGCTTATGCTCTATCTTAACAAACTTGAAGGTATTACTCATACGTTAATCTCTTTTAATCCAATCGGATTCTTTTCAGGGTGAAACGGACGCCAGTTGAAACCAGCACAGGTTTCAGAACGCATCCTAAAGTGTGTGCCATCAAAAGGTGAAACTAACTCTTGCTCAATAAACTCTTTCATCTTAGCACCACAGACTAACGCATCAGTTATAGGACACTGACAAAGATACGAGTCATGTGTATTAGCAAGCAAGTCCCATGCCAAATTCTCTTGTTCTATAAATTCTTGCAAACGTGCATAAGCAATATTTGTTATCTCGCCAACCGTGCTTTGCGGAATCCAAGAGTAGTATTCCTTCCAGTCAGAATCCTTAAAATAGGGTTGTGTTATTTGATAAGGATGCCCATGCAAATTGTAAAGCACACGGTTACGTTTAACCTGCGCTTGCACCGACATATGGAAATCTTCTTTTATCTCTGGATAAAGTCTATGCTTGGTAGAGATAAACCGTTCTGAATCGGTTTTCGAGATTACAATTTTACCACCAGACTTTTCCAGAATATTCATTCGGAATGTCGGCGGCTGAATATCGTAGTTACTGCTATTACCTGTAACAGAGATTTTACCTTTTCTATTGATAATAAAATAGCCAGATGAAACTGTTGGACAATAAACTTTTCCAAAATATCCTTTTATTCTTGTATTAAAATTAGCTATTGAATTTTTTCTGTTATTTATGCCAACACAATAAATTTGTGAAGTTGAATTATAATTCAATGTTCCCTGTTTTCCAACAAGGTGACAAGCCAATTTTACATAATGTGCATTTCTGTTAATTGCGGAATAATAAGCTTCACGTTTGTGCAAAGTAGAGCTTTCTTTTGTTCCATCCCAATGATGAAGCTCAGAAACCAATAATTCAAGGTTTGATTTTGATAAAGTAAAAATCCAACTATCAAATTGTTTTACCAGTCCAAAATATTTTACTGTATCTTCTAAATCAAATACAGTTATGCAGGTAACACCATGAGCGTGACTAGCTAAATTGTAACGACAATTTCCTTCATGTAAAATTTCTAATAATCGCTTTATTTTTCTTTGTCTTTTTAATCTAAAAATAACCTTTGGCAACATTTCATAAGAATGAGCTTCCTCTGACTTACACCAATGTCCATCTGCTTGAATGGCCACCAATAATTTAACTCTCCAATTTTCTAAATTCGTCAATCCACCAACATACGCTCCGCTTGTTGGGATGTTTAATCTTTGATTTCTAAAGATATTTATTGCTTGATTATAATGTTGTTTACCATTACTTTCATACAAAACTTTATGATTAGGCGTTACTAATTGATTAACTTCATCGCCATTAAATTGAATCATGTCGCCTTCATAGTCAAACTGATTCCATTTTAATGGTCGCTCAAATTTAATTATTCCATTATCGTAGATAGCAATTGATTCTTTCCCATCATATTGTTCGGCAGTAACCCAGCCACATTGTGTTAGTAGCATCGTTTCTTTATCGACACAATGCTCTGTTTGCTTACCTAGATAGTAATAGCGTTCTGTAAGAGGCCAGCCGTCACTGGACTTAATGCAGCCGTCTAAAGACTTCCAAAGTGGGTTCTTTTTCAGCTCTGGAATCGGAGTTGCTATGATTTTCTTAATGTCTAATTCATCACGCGATTGTATGAAATTATGCTCTTGCATCTTTCGCGGCCACACGTCCTCAAACAGATGCACACAAATATACGTGTGTGGTTTAATACCATTGTTAAACAAAGCACGATAGTTACCGGCACGTGTCAGATAAGAAACAATTAGTGCCTCGGCACCAGCTTGGTCTGTCTGCACGAAAATCTTACCTTCGTCGGGGACATATATTTCCCTCATGCTTTTTTCTATATTCTGAAGGTTGCCTCCGTATTTACCGAGTATTTTAGAACTGCTTAATCTGAAGGTCTTAGTTCCGGTAAGTTTATAACAAGTTGAATTTCTCATACCGGAACAATATCAGCAAATAATTCAGGAAGATGTTGCTGAAACTCGGCAAACAAAGGTTTCATTAACTGCTGCATTTGCGGATGTGCTTTTGACGAACAGCGAAGTCTAAAGATATGTTGCCACTCACGAAGATTAGCTGTCATAACAATTTCAGTTTTAAGACTATTCGGCAACACTGAACGAGCTTCTTGTGCCGAAGCGCCTGCACCGAGTAACGATAAATATAAATCTTCACATTCTTTCATAGCTCTTTGCCAAAATCCATAACGCTGTTCATCAGTAAAAAAGAACGGTCTAATAACTGTAATTTCATTGCCAAATTTATCCTTGGCATAATTACAATAACGTGTTGATTCTTGTGAATAAGCAGCAAGCCTGTGTCTCACAATTTCATGTGTAACACCACGGTCACAAATAAACTTAACAGTAACGGAACAATGTTCTATGACTGATACATGCTTAAATACTGTAGCTATCTTTGTAACAAAAGCAGAATGGCTATCACAAGTAATAGCATCCTCTGATTTATAGCAAGTTCTAGCTGCTCGTTCAATTAACCGTAGCATATTGCGTCCAGCTTCTCCTTCAACAGGGGTTAGTATTTCATGTGATGGTTCAATTATTTTCATAGTTTTATTATTGTTTATTGCCAATCGTATTGCCAAATGATTTCTGGGTATCCAATTGCTTTAAGTCTTTCATAAAGATAAATGTGAACTCTCGGTGCCAGTTCTTTCAGACGAGAACAGCCTTCTCCCATCTTGCGCAGCGGTATAATTAACCTGCCATCGTTAGGTATAGCTGCAAAGCAGGAATCAATATGCTCAAAGCAAGCATGGTCAGCATCAGTAAAATAACGAGCACCACTATTACAAAATTTATACATTGTCGTAATCGGGAATGTATTCTCATGACCTTTAATCATTGCTTGACCATCCATTGATTTGCCCATCACGTCATAACCGTAAAGAAAAATCAGCTTATCTTTGTAGTATTCACAACAACCATTTGTAATTCTGTAAGGCAGTTCTATCATAATCCAGCTCTGCAATAATTTTCGTCAAAAACTTTTACGACAATCAAGCCCATAAACTGCACAGTGCATGATTTAAAAAATCCAAATTCTGCTTCAAGACTTCTAACATATCTATCTCCAAGATAGATGATAGTTGGGTTTCTGTTAATCTCACATATAAAACGAGATATTTCTTTAGATACATTTTCAGTTAAATGTATGGTCATACCACAAACTCCTGTTGTTCTGGTGGTTGTTCAAGTAACGAATGAGTGCCCAAAGTTCCATCATCATTGCGCCACGGTATAAACTTATACGTGCCAAATTCTTTCGCAATAGTTCTGTAAGCCAAAACAAATTGAATGACTGGATTCTCTGGAAATTTGAGTGCCAGTTTATACATTGCTTTCTTGCCAAGAGAAGGCTTCTCTGTTTTAGAAGAACGAGCAACAACCGGATAACCAAGCATCTCATGGAAGTAAGTAATGCATTGACTGTTAGAACCAGCAAACATTCCAGCTTTACCTTTGATAGATGACTTAATGGCCGCCATCGATTTCTCACCAATAAGTAACTTAATAATGCGGTCGTATTGCATCATAAGTCTGTCATTTTCTCGCGCGGCCTCAATCACTTTTTCCTTGGCGACTTGGATACCTTGGAGAGAAGTAATAAGGTAAGGCCTAATAGCAGCCATAGCACATGAGATTGAGTCAGACAAACCAACAACTTTTTTAGCATAGGTTTGCTGTGCTTTATAGACTAGGGCTAAAGTATAAACATCTTTACCACAGTAACGCAAACGAGCTTCCATCTGCTCGCGGGACATATAACCCTTAGAGTCTTCATCTTTATGGAAGTTCTCCCATGTCCAAAGAGAGACGCAATGACCTAAAGATTTCTCAACATCAGGGTAAATACGATGCTGTGCTATCATCGTATCATATGTTTTATTAACTGCGATATGATACTTATGCGCGAGGACAAAGAAATCAAAACAAGCGCCGTTATGAGCGATAAGCAAATTGTCCCTAATAGCCACCGCCAATGCTCGCAAAATGAGATGATAAGAACTGTAGGCAGGATGATACAAATAATCAAGAATAGGAACAGAATAAATATTAACGCCGTCAAAGCTGAACGCGAAGCATTGTAAATTTTGTTCTTCATAATCAGTTTCTATATCAAAGAAGAGTGTTTGATTCTTAGTGCTGGAAAGTATATCAATAACCTCAGATGAATTTGGGTATATCCGATAGGATGGTTTCTGAATGTCAGAGGCAGGAACTTTACCACCGTTGGTGATAATAGTTTTGACTTTAGCACAGTCCTGTTTAATCCAGAAAGCGAAATTCCTTCGAGAAGTTTTACCGTGTCTTTTGATGGATTCATAATCGTCAGTATCTTCAACTTCGTCCTCGGCATCAGGAGAATACTCTGGATTCAGCGGGTTTAGTTTGACTTCCAGGTTCTTAAAGTCGCAGGCGTCTTGTGGGAAGAAAGTGGGAATTGCTGGTATACCGTTATAGAAATATACTGACCCACGGATTTCACCTATTGAGTTACCACGTGAAGCCGGTATCCATTTATGACAAGCTGATTCACCAAGCAAAAGGATGCAATGCGTATCCGGCAACAGAGGACTAGGGTCGTCTGCTAAACGAATATCGCATTGCATCTGGTTGAACTCTGGACGCAAACACAAGTCATTGAACAAGCAACCACCTGTGGCTGTCAACAAAGCTGCTTTGTCGAAGCGACTAGGGTTGCCTAGAACTACCGTGATACCACAGTATTTAAGACGAGGTTTGTTCCGTAACATACTCAGGAAGGCTGGACGAACTGACCTTTGATTTCGATTGACCAGTCACTTTTGCCAGTTTCATTTGGCAGCACAACTGGAACGATACTATCAAGCATGAACACAGCATCTTCCTTAACCTTCATTACTTTACGAAACTCGTCAATGAATGGTTTCAGGTCGTTCTGGTCGAGAGTTAGAACAGGTTTAATTGTCATACTTCCAGTCGAGTTAACAGTGATACCACTGATTGTTGTTGTCGCAATACAATGTTAATTGATTGCTCAATTCGACGAGCCGCCTCCGTCATAGGCACTGACCCGTCTTTACAGTTTTCTCCTTCTGGAGCTGCTGGCTTCAGAACAGTTTCAAGACGAGAATGGAGTTGTGAAATCAACTCACCAAGTTTAGAAACTTCTTCATTAAGTTTTTCTGAAACTTGACAAAGTTCTGATTTACGTTCAACAGAGTTACATTGAGCAGCACATTGAGCACCACCCAACTGTTGTGGATACTGTTGTGGATACTGTTGTGGATACGATTCTTGTTTCATAATAAAAGAGTGGGCATACTCTACTTCCGGTATGCCAGCGGATTGTTAACCAAACGTATTAGGCAACTTGGGCCGGCCCATAGACAGACTCAACCTGCGGGTAATAAGTAACCTGCTTCTGACCAGTGATAGGGTCAACAAGCACATCGCCCAATTCACCAGCAGCCTTCTGTGCAGGAGTGGGGTCTTTCCGTTTCTCATTCGGCTTAGCCGAGAGAAGCGTCCAGATGTTCATGTTCGACAAAGCACTCAAGTCGGGATTATCCCAGTTGATATTGCTATGGTCGAACTTCACTTTGTCGAAGAACTCAATCGCGCGCTTACGAGCGTCTTTGGTCTTTTCTTCGTCACCAACAACCCCGGTCACAAGATAGTGCTTAAGGGGCGTTCCTGCAACGGTAACGCTTTCGTCACCGATTGTAACCGTTTCCGGCAAGACAACTTCCAAGTCCAATGTAATCATTGGATTGTCTGTGCGTTTCGAAGCACCGAATTTCGCTTCGGCGATACGAACGATATAGTTGTCTTTCAGCCACGGTTGGTTCATATTCCATTTACTCATTTTGATTTCTCAGGTAGGACTGAGTGGCCATTTGCGTTTATGTTTGCACAGGTAACGACTGTGCGGCGTTGTATCCTGATAGGATAAATTATGATACCTTACGCTGATACTTGCAATACGATTCGTAGTTAGCAGGTATAAACTTTGGCGGGTTAATAAGTGCTGTCTTTGCCATGCAGAAAGAGTCAGCGTATGTTTGCCACAGATAAATAGAACGATGGTCATCAGGAGTTGACTTCATCCATTCTAGTAAAGTGGCTTTGTTAATCTGGTATTTGTCAATGAACTTCTGTTCTTCATCTTTAGTTGGTTTGGTAACAGCATGACAACGAAACCAATCAGTAAACTCTTTGCTTATCTCATCAACGTATCCACCAGACAAGAGAGGACGAACTTTACCGTTGAGGCGACCCTCATCATCACGGTCAGGCGACTCATGGAAAATGAACACAACATCACACTGTAGTGCCTTAAGGCACATCATGATTTCGGTATAATAATCAATCTTTCGTCCCCACTCCGCGAATGGTTTAACCTTACCATTATTGTCAATGGCAGGGTCAGTCCAATAGCAAGAATGAAACGCGGCTTGAATACCAGTATTGCCGTCGAGAACTAATGTCTGTTCATTAGTTAGCTTGGTAGCATCACCATACAGGAATTTAAGAAGAGCACCTTTCTTATCAAAAGGACGAGGCTTCTGTTCGTTAGTCCGAATGTCAATATAGACAGGAGCTTTACGTGGTGACAACTTCTCGATATACTTGTTGTCGTAGAACGGAATCTCTACTATTGGTTTGCCAATGTGTGCCGAAAGACCACGGTCATACGAGATAAAGATTGGGTTACGAAACGTAGTCGATGCCCATGTTTTAGCTGTGCCACCTGCACCTTGCAAGGCAACACGTATTTGTTTGTTATAGGATGGGTCAGAAATACTGACCGCACCATCTGGTGTGAATAGGCTCATTTGATTGGTAGTTTTAGTTTTTGGAGAAGCTCACGAACATCATGAGCTAAATGGTCAAGTGTGCCAGTGTTCAGAATTATTGAACTCCACTCGTAAACGTCATCAAGGTCAACTTCTGATATATGTTTGTCAATCGAGTCAGATGGACGCGACACGCGCACAAGAATAGCGCCACACATCCGCAAAAAATTGTATTCGTTTTTGTAACGAAGGTCAGTAATAAACACGGCATCAACAGTTTCATTCTTTAGCTGTAAAGCAACCTTACGAACCCAGTAATCTTCACCCTTAGTTTTACGCTGATATTCAGCCCATGATTGTAGCAATGGACGATAGAGTTCTTTATCTGCTTCAATGTCTTTAACAGTCACTCCACAAATTCTAGCAACCTCTTGTTTAAGCGCAGTTGCAAAGGCATATTCTTTTGAAGAAAACTTTAACAACTTGCCAGCCAAAGCTGCTACTGTATTCTTACCAGAACGTTTCTTACCAGAGAGGGCTATGATAATCATACTTCAATGTTATGTTTTTTACAGAAAGCCTCAAAGATTGGTTGCGTCTTAAACGGTTTGCCTTCAGGATTATTTTTCTTTAGCCAAGCACGTTGGAATCGTTTATACTTGTTATTCCAAGTCTTTCGTTCTTCAAGAGTTAGGTCAGTTAGTTTCATAAAATATCCCTGTGAAGTGGGTCATAGGTTGTCTGTTTGAATTCTCGTTCTAGTAACAACTGTTCGATGGCAGGATTGTTAGCAGCACAAGGAATAAAGAAAGAGCAAGGATGGAATTTAAGCTGGCAAGTATTCATAAGAATACCTTCCTTGACCATCACTGTTCCGTCACCAATAGCTTGCGAGAACTGCTTGATACGGCGAACGAGAGAATCCTCAAAGGATTTCATTTCATTATCCTTGAAAATAAATACGTCAGAACGCTTATAGACTATCTCGCTAACTTTTGGTTTCAAGAAAATACCATCAATAAAAGCACCAAGAGGGCCGCGACCAATCTCACCAAGCTGTGAATTAGGGAAGTGTCTTGCCATAAGCTTAAGCGCAAGAACATAAAAACGCAACTGGGAAGCCATTGCAAAGTTAGAAAGAAATGCTTTGGTGTCCCAGAAGCTAGTAAACTTCCAGTCACCGATTGCATTACCGCCACCTTTGATTCTACCAATCTTATCAATAGTGCCACAAAGATTAACAATGACATTATCATCTTCATAAAACAATATCGAGAAAGTTTGTTCTACTGCCGGCAAACCTTCTGGTGTAAGAAATAGCTGGAAGGTGGGGTCAACAGAAGCATAGTTCTGCCAAAGGTCAAAGCAAACGTAGTTGAAGAAACCACGGTCATTCTGGTATTCGTCCTTCGTATCCTTCGTGAACTTCGGTTGGTCGAATACAGCCAGAGCTTTATCACGCGCTTCGATAAGATTGCCGGTGCGATATGCTTGCTTTAGGTATTCGTGACCAGCTATTCCAAATACAATCTTATTGTTAAAAACTTTCTCAGAGTAACCTTGAACAATGGTTCGATACCAATGTAACAAACATGAAGAAGAACGCAGGGATGAAGCGTTAATGTTGAGGATAACTTTTGACATTCTTATTTCTTTCTCTTACCAGCATCTTTCAGATATGATAAGTCTAGTCCCATCGCTTTAAGCTGTTCCAATTTAGCTCCAAATGCTTTTGTCTGGACTACTGGTGTTGGCTTAAATGTTGGTGACTTTGGCTTCGGTGCAAACTCTGGACGAGTAACATTGAAGTATGGTTTGAAATGCTCCAAGAGTTGCTCGTCCGTCATTGCCTCAAGCTCGGCAGCGGAGCAATCCAAAAGCTGTTCAATGTTCATTTGTCTTTACAATTTTTATCTCAAATGCTCTGACAACAAACATGAGTCCACGAAGCTGTGAAAGCGAGTCTCTTATGTCTTGAATCTCGGTCGGCGTTAGGGCCAATTTATCAAGGTGTAAAGGTTTCGTATCACGGGCATCTTCAAGATATTCGTCTATTCTTTGTTTCCACTTCGGAACTTCTACTTTTGGCAAAACTGCTTTAGGTTTGAAGTCAGCAACAATGCCATCCTTTAGAGAAGGAATGAATCGAATTGCAACACCAATACCACGTTCCTGCCGTATCACGACCATCTCATTCCAGCGAGCATAAAGTTTTTCAGGAGTGTCAAGAAAGTCCAGCAAGTAGCGCAAAGACATATTGACTTTGAGATACAAAGTTGTCTTCGAAACATTCGGGAAATCTTTGTAAAAATAAATCTGGTCTTCACGCGTTCGCAACATCTCATCAATAGTTTCTTTGAGAGCTAAAGCATACGGTTCTTTGTAGTATGCTGTGTTAGAACGACGCGACCAGTTAAGCGGTTTCTTCCGCACAACCATATCTGTTACTGCTTTAGCAACAGAAGGGTCTTTGAAGAACGCAGTTACAGCGCTTTCTTTTTCTGATACAAATGACATAATAAGTTACTTCTTTCTCTTGACAAATAAAGCGCGTGGATTCGGTTCATGGCAACGTAGGAGGGAACACGCACCATTATACCAGCATCACGGTAGCGAACTTATTGCGTTCGTAGTCCTGTTACTTTCAACTTACTACTTAAGCTCCGGTTATTTATAGTCCCGACCGAAGGGCAGACTCTACCATCAGTTACCCGAAGGAGAGTTAGTCTCACAAAGGAGGCACTCAATCTTCACCGATGGCTCTCTTGGCAACTTCGTAGTTGACGCACACATTATCATCAACCATGCCAGAAATTGAAGCGGTCAGTTCAGAAAACAAACAAGTAAACTGAAACTGACCGCAGGTGCGAAGGAATGAAGTGCTTTATCTAGGCCATCCCCATAGCCCTGTCAGCAGCAGCATCACTCTTGGAAAGCACAGGAACTCGCACGTCCCTGCCCATTGCTGACAAATTAACCTTGCTGTTGAGCGTTCTTCGCACCAACAGCCGCAGCAGTAGCACGAATGTCACGGGCAGCACCAGTCTGTTCCGGTTGCCAGTTGAGATTAACACAGGGCGGGTCAGCAGGAAGTGCATTAAGTTTCTCAAGAATTTGAGGAACAACGGCAGCATCAGCCGGAGACTTCATGATTGCATTAGCCAAAGGCTCAAGCAATGTCTTGACAGACAGATGCGGATTGTAGTTAGTTTTGCCGCTAAACCGAGTAATCCAATCAGCAGAAAGCGCATTGATTTTATCAATAGCTTCTTTGTTAGAAATGGGTTTAGGAGCAGGAGTAGGAGCAGGAGCGTCAGCCATGTTATTTAATAGTTGAGTTATTGTTGTTACCGCAGTTGAGCCATATTATATAGCAAGAATCGTGCCAACTTTTTAGTTGTATAAACTGTTATACTATTTAAGTATAATCTCTCCAAGAACTGCAAACCTTCGCACAATACGTTGAAGACTACGCACGTTAAGAGACAGGTCTATGTCTGTTAAACGGTAGTCTGTTTGTCTAAACGCTTCAAGAAACTTTAGACCATCTGGCATGGACAGGATAATTGGTTCAATATCACAGGCACGTTCGCGAAGTGGAGGAAGATGTAGCTCAAAGACAGAGATACGTGCATACAAATCTTCACGAAACTTCTGCTCTGAAACCATCTTCTTGATAGAGCGATGTGTGGCACAAACAAACTTACAATTTATATCTTCCTCTTTGTTTGCGCCCACACGCCGGATTTTCTTTTCCTGCAAAGCACGCAATAACTTACCTTGAACCTGTAATGGTAGTTCACCTATCTCGTCAAGGAAACAAACACCATCACGCGCTACTGCCATCAAACCTTGCTTCGCTGATTCTGCACCAGTAAAGGCACCGCGTTCATGACCAAATAGTTCTGACTCGATTAGTTCGGCTGGAAGGCCAGCGCAGTTGATGGCAACAAAGTTACCTTTCCGGTCGCCAATCATTGCTCTCGCGATAATCTCTTTGCCGGTGCCTGTCTCACCTGTAATTAGTATTTCGTCCTGACACTTGGCTAACTTCTGGATAAGTGGTTTCATGCCAAGACAAACAGGGTCAACAGTAACGAACCTGCTTAGCTGTAACTCTGTTCCTTCAAGGGCATCTATCAACTTACCATTCTGAATCTTGTAAGGAAGCTTGTGCTGTTCAATAATCTGCAACACGATACTATCACCACCACCTTCTACCAAAGCTTTAAGCTGTTCTAGTGAAGGAATTTTTGGTGGTTCTTTTGCAGGGACTACTGGCTTGGCTGACTTGTCTCGATAATCTGGTTGGGTCATTAACATAGATATTATTTCTTCTTGGGTTTAAAGATTCTTTTGTTCCACTCTCCCCACATAGTTACTGCCTTACTACCTGTGAATATTCTGTCATGGTTTGCTGCCAAACGAAACCTAACTTCTGGTATCCAGACATCAGTAAGTTTCAATGAGTCAGCATATTCTTTAAGCGTCTGTCTTAAGTTAGCGTGAAGGTCATCTGGATTATGTTTTAGACCATGCACAGAGAACTTTGGTTTCAGACGACTTGTTTGGTTATACTGATTGCGGTAATAGAACCAACCTTCTTGAACCTTGCTTAGGTCAATGACAACGTGATTATTTATCATGGATAATTTATTCCTCCCCATTCCATTGCTTTAACAGAACGGTTTTCTTGTTTAGCTATCTTGTCTTCTGGTTGTATTGGTTGTGGGTTAATGTCTTCCAGTTGGTGTTGAAGACGCCTTGCTTCTAACTCAAAGTCTTCTGACGGGATTTGTCTGTCGTTAAGGATGTTCATGGCGAGATTTCTCTTTTACTATCTGTGTTTCTACTAACCATTGTTCTGCGCCACTATCAACAACTGCTGGCTGAGCAGTCCAGAAATGATTTACAACTTCTTGAGTGGAAACTTGGTCATTAGTTTGAACTGTTAATTCAATAATGATGGTGTGTTCTTTCATTAGTATCCTTTCTCTCGCCAACCATCGAAGACTGGCGAACGTGGTTTATTTAGACGACCGTGTGGTTTACTTTTGTATCGAGCCAACTTGCCCATATACTTTGACTGATTAAGCCAAATCTCTTTTGCTTGTGCAGCAGAAAATCCAGAAGAAACTTTAAAGTCTAGCTTGCCTTCTTGACGTAACCAAAGAGCACCAAGAGTATTCTTCGGAACCATCCCACTCTGGTCTTTGGAACGATGCATCTTCCCGACAGCATTATAGTTGTCAGGATTGGTATTCTCCAATTGCTCTTCAAATCCTACAACCGTTCCTTCCTCGTAAACGAAACGTGCATACTTGAATAACAGTTGTTCATTCCAAGTTGGCCGGCCTTGTTTGTAACGCGAACGAACAGGACGCCAACAGATACCTTCACCATTTTCTGAATCATATTTCTGCCACAGCTTAAATAAAGCGGTTGCATCAGCACACTCCACTGGTATCTGAAACTTAACGTAGTTTGGCATATCAAGCATGAAGCTATTGATACAGCCTATACGCTGACAGTATGGCCAATCCATATTGGCGAAGTTATCCAGTATATGAAATTCTAGTTTCTCTGACAGGACTTTGTTAGGATTTATTTTAGTTCGAACAATGCCAGATATAGTATTGAAGTCTAATTCCGGTGTATAGATTTCGCATTGTGTTCCGCCCGGCATAATAACAGAACGATTACGCACTATCTCATTAGGAATTAACTTGCGAGTGCGTGACTTGAGTGTGTGGTCAAGTCGCAACCCTAGCACACCATCCAGTTTGAGAGTAGCCCAAACAGGAAAGATGCAACGAGACATTGCTTCAAATACTGTCTCGTCATTGTGTTCTGTGTCTGCGTCTAACAGAGCACAAGCCAACATTGGTTCGTAGAATGGTGTGCTCATGTTAATGCTTCAAAGAGTCATGGTAGTAAGCCAGACCAATGAATATAATTACAGGTAGCCAGTATAGCCAGTTCATAAGTTTATTCTCCTTCGTCTGTTGTGCTCTCACCTTCCAACGGATTGTCACCTTCAACATCGTCAGGCAAATCAATAAGATGGTCTGTAACTTTAGCGCGACCGTCAGTAATAATATCAGACCATTTCTCGCGTGTCTTGACAACCTTACTGAGGCAACGAAGTTTCTTGCTGACGATACGCGCAACATCATTCTCGATAGTGCCGTTATAGAAAATAAGAAACTGTTCTGTGTTACTCAAGGACGTAAGACGAGGACAACGTCCCAACCCTTGAACAATCTCAATAGCACTATATGTAGGTGCCGCGAATAGACGACGTTCACGAATAGGAACCTTAGGGATATCTTCTTCAATCGCGTAACCTGATTCCTTGTGACCAACCTTAACAGGTGATAGCTCGTCTGAGTGATGCAGAGAAAGACCCACGCCGCCAGCACGGAATGTAAAGAAACAATACAATGATTTACCACTTTGAAAACGGTCGATTTCACGTTGCCTTTCTTCTTTGGATTGTGCACCAAGTTTGTATTCTTCTGGAATGTCCTGTAACTCTCTGTCCTCAACTTCGTCAAGGTCAAGAGTTTCTAACAGCTCATCTGTGTTCATCCCAGCCGCAGCAAGCTTGTCAGCCTGTGCTTTGATGCTTGCTTTGGCTTTCTGTTTCTTGTTAAGCTGTGTCTGTCCACCACCCCAAATCAAAGATATCTGTGAACGCGGAACACCTTTCTTTTCGATAAGATACATTACCGATTTGATAAGTGAACCCTTAAAGTTATAGGCACAGACAGCAGCTTTCTTGTCAACAGTTACTGTCCTGAACATCTCGTCACCAATATACTCAGCACGGCAGATTTCTGCCGCCATACGGAACATTAGAAAGGCTACCAACATTTCTATACCGGCTTCTGCATCTCCTTCTTCTTTCTTCTTGGCAAGCTTTGCTTTCTTTTCTTCGTAACGCTTGAGGGCATCATGGTAGAAAGTTCGTTCAGTGTCGTTGCGAAATTCGATGAGACGAATGTCATTGATTGCATCGAATTGCGGACGAACGCCTTTAACTCTGACGATGTAGGGTTCAAGGTCTTTGATAAGACGTTCAACTGCTGCTTCGTTATAGTCATCGGCAGCCTTTTGACTACCACTAATATTGGATGCATAAGTAGGCCATGTTGCATTGGTTAGAACCGCAC